GTTCCCAAAGGGCGGATGTGTCATTTTTGACACACCCCCCCCTACCCACGGTCCGTGATGTTGCGCTGCATCATCACGTTTTTGGGTCATTTCGTGATGCCGCGATGCACCATCGCGGTTTCGTGACCGCTTTCGGGGCCTTGACGGGGCCAGTCAAACCTCGTGAGGCCATCCGTCAGCACCGACGACACGCAGCCGCCGCCCCTTTGCCGCGGCGCTGGTCACCTGCTCGTGGCACGGCGTGCACAACCCGCGTAGATTATTCCTATCGAGCCGAAGGGGATCGTCGAGACCTTCGAACGGCTTGATGTGGTCCACTTCCTGGGTCGCTGCCACGCGGCCCATCATGGTGCAGATGCGGCAGAGAGGCTCTTCGCGCACCACCTGTGCCCTGAGCCGCTGATAGTCGGCGCCGTAACCCCGCTGCTGCCTGGTGGCGGTGTGAGTCCAGCGAGCCATCAGTCCTCGACGTGCGGCGCAACGCATGACAGCGTCATCCCGCTATCAACCACCATGAGGCGGACGGCCGGAAAGACCCTGTTCCATTCGTCCTGTATCCGGGCTACCTGAACCGCCGACAGCGCGGCCTTGGTGGTAAGAAAGAACACCTCATCCGGCCTTGGCTCAATGCGGAAGATCTCGCCGGCAAGGGTGACGTGCATGTGCTGGGCGTCGGCCATCACGCCTCGACCTTCTCCACCTGCCTGGCCGTCAGCCGCACAGGGGTGGGCCTACCGAACATAGTTAGCCCGAGGTGAAGTGAGGTATGGTCAGCGCTGGTGCACGGCCCGACATGCCCAGCGAGTGGACCATCGGTGATGCGGTAAACCACGCCGATCTCTACCAGATCCTGCACCTGCTTCTCACTCATGGCCCGGTCCTGGGCGGCGCAGAACAGGGCGGTCATGTGAGCCTCAGGAACAGCGCGAGGGCGCTCAGGGTCAGAGCCGAACAGCAGGCGCACATCCCGGTCCTGAGCCACCATCCGCCACCGCTGATCAGCGACGTCGAGGCAGACGAACAGATATGTCGGGAAGGCGATGACCTCTCGGTGGCGGGTTTCCTCATGCCAGCGGCCGAACCGATACCGACGCTTGGTGAATGATACCGTGGCGAGAGGGAGGAACGTGCCGAAGCCGATGGCTTCCAGGCGGTCAGCGGCCTTGCGCTCGAAGCGTGGGCGGATGCTGGCGACGTACCAGCGATGGCTGGCTGCGCTCATGCTTCGCACCTCAGAGGGTGGAAGAGAGACCACCACCGGAGGTTCCGCGCCGGCAAGCATTGCCCGATCACGGGCCACACTGTCAAGCGCTTGTGTGTTGGTCGATGGACGGACGCCACAGGTTGCGCTCATGGCTTTGGCTTCATGGCTGCGATGGCGAAGGCTGCGGTGATCGAGCCCGCAATTCGCTCCCGAGACTCCAGCGCCGTGCAGCGAGGCGGCATGGAAACCCGGAGCGCGACCCAGGCAGCCTGACCCTTGGCAGCCTCCCACCCAGCACGCCATGCCTCGGCTTCCCCTGTCGTCATCGACCCCCACAGGTCGTCTACCCATCGCCTCGCCTGTGCTGCCTCAGACCCACCGCCAGCGGCTTTTTCGTCCTGCCCGGTGTCATGCACGGCGCTCTCCTGTCTGTTGGTCATGGCGTGAAGCCTGGGCTGTTGCGTAGGCGGTCAGCGATGGACCTGGCAGTGGTGATGAACGCGTTCAGGTAAGCGCGGTCATCGTCGCCCAGGCCCTCGTGGGACAGGCTGCGCTCATGGGCAGCGGCAAGAGCCTGCATGGCCTCCACGGCGCGCTGGAGGGCGTGGGTACGACCGACTTCGGTGGGGGTGAGGTCAGCTGCCATCAGCGATACCCCGGCAGGCCGCGGATGAGGCCGGCTAGTTCGCGAAGGGTGGCGATGTAGGTGTCGAGATATTCTAGCTCGCCTGGTGTCAGCGCGCCGACAGCATGGCCGGCCTCGATCTTGGCGAGGCGATGCCGGATGCCGTCATCGGCCTTCGCGGCCAGATCCCATAAAGCGTGCCGGCGTCCGGTCTCGGCAGGGGTGCGGTGGCCTGTATCGGTATGCATCAGCTGTACCCGCTCAGCACGGGATGGGTACAGATGGGTACAGCGCAAGCCCAGGTGTTTCCTGGGTTGTACCCTTGTACCTTTCTGTACCCAAGAAATAGAGATATATAGGAGACAACATCAGCCATACGTGTGTGTACGCGGAGGTACAGCGGGTACAGCCGGTACAACCGTTCTGCGGCCTTGGTTTTTCTGTACCCACGCCATTTTTTGGCGGGTACAGATGGGTACATGTGGCGGTTAACCGCCATTTTCTCCCCCCATCAAAAACGCTATGGGGATCGAAAGGCACTTGTCCCGATATGCAGGGGTGAACCTGCACTGCACGTTTCGCTTCGCGCCAGGGACGCGAGCCAGGGTAGCGTACCACCCTGCGCCCCATGGTGTATTGCGAAATCTTTGGGCGGCTGCATCTGACCTTGCCCCAATGAGCAGGGCATCATCTATCACCCTCATGCCCATTCGGCGTAACGCTTGGTCGGCATCGCGGTAGGACATTGGGCTGTCGTCAGACAGGTCGTAGCAGGTCGCCACCAACTCAGAGAGCGTGATCACCTGCATCCGTCCGTGGTCCGTGATGCGCTGCGCCTCCGACTGCATAAGATGTGCAACCGCCCGCTCGTACTCAGGCGCGACCTTTGCCTCGGCCGCCGCAGCCTTCAGCCAGTCCCGCGCCTCGATATAGACCTGCGCTGCCTCTGGCGTCAGTTGGGTGGCATCCACCAGGGACATCTGGCAGGCGATCAGTGTCCCTAGGGTGTCCCCTGCCCTTCGCCCGGCACCTGTGCGCGCTATGGCATCGGCCAGCATGTCGGCGTTGGCGCGTATGGTCGGGACCATAGCAAGGGCGCGCCCTAGAAGCCGTCCGGCGACGCCTGGGATCATCGCCTCAAGATGGGCTACCTTCAGCGCGTCGAACTGGTCCGGATCGCCGGATATCATGTTCAAGGTGGCGAAGCGGGATTCGTCTGCCGCCTGTGTCAAGCCGGCATTGATCGAAGCGAACAGGAACGACGCTCGGATCGTGTAACGCCTGCTCCCGCCATCCTTGGTGCCCTTCACTACCGCGCCGCCATCCTCGGACGATGCCTGCCGGGCCAGGTCAATCGCCTGCTGCATGCGGGACCGGTCCATGTCGGACTGCGTCTCGGCCTCATCGAACACCACGGGCCGGGCATCGGTGCCGAGTTCGCCGCGGATGCCTGCCTCTGTCGTCTTGCCCTGCATGACCACGGCGATCGGGCCGAGCAGCGGCCGGACGATGTTCTCCATGATCCAAGACTTGCCCGATCCTCCCTCGGCCAAGATCCATAGATGCGGGCGCCAGGCGAGCGCGCCGCCGATCAAGGCTGACACGATCCAGCCGGCGAGCAGACGGCCGTCACGTACCGGCTCGGCCCAGGCGGCTGCTTCGCACATGGCCAGAATGCGGCGACACTCGGCATCGGACAGGGGCTCGCCAATCGAGACGTCCAGCGGTCGCGCCTGCTCGTAGATGAACGGCGATTGGTGCTTGGTCAGGTCCGTCTCGACGCCATCGACAAGCAGCCGATCGCCGAGGTGCATGACGCGCCTGCCATTGTCGAGCCAAACCCCACGACCGCGCATCGCATCGGGGTTGAACACGCCGACCCGGTAGCACGACCGCATGATGGCGTCGGCGGCCGACCGAGCGTTGAACGATTCCCGGCCAGGAAACGCACCTTCAAGCCAACGCAGGCTGGCGAGCTTCAGCAACTCGCCGTGGCTGGACAGGTCGCGAGCATTGAGCGTCAGCACCTGTCGGCCCTCGGTGGTGTAGAGGAAGAACTTGCCGCGGTCGTGGCCCAGGCACTGAAACGGCCAGTCCGCCGGCGCTGGCGGCTCGACAGGTTGCAGTTGTTCCTTGGCCGCCTGGAACATGCTGGCATAATCGTCCGGCATCACGCTGCGGCCCCTCTGAGTCGGGCATGGATCTCGGCCCAGGCTTGCGCTGTCGTCACAGGCGCAACCTGGGGAACGCGATCAAGGCCGATTACACGCGAAATCCTGGCCGCGGCCTGGCCGAAGCGCAGGGACCAGCGCAGAACGCCCAGCGAGACGAGGTCATCGCCGCGCTGGGCGCCGTCCGCAGTGCGCCACTCCCCCTGATAGCTGCACACGGCGAACAGGGTTCGGTCGCTGGCCGATAGGATGTGGACCCCGGCATCCCGCATGTTCCGGTTCACCACCGCGAAGGATTGGCGGTGCGGATTGTCGCCGGCCGCGAGCAGGTATGGCGGCGTCCACCATGCGATGGTGCCGCGCGCGATGGTGCCGTGATGCGCTGTGAAGCCGAGGTCAGCGAAGACGCGCATCAGCGCGCCGGGCTCGGCCAGGGCCTCATAGGTGACGGCACGCCAGTCGGGCTTGCGGGTCATGTGGGCAGGCCCAAGATTTCGCGCGCCTCGGTTGGGCAGCGCGCGATGCCGGCATAGCCGCCGGCGCCTTGGACGAAGTCCAGCCATGTGAGTTGGTCTGGCCTGGGCTTTCCTCTGGAGGTCTTGACCTCGACGGAGGCGAACACACCGATCAAGCGTCCGACCATGTCGGGTGTGATAGTGATGGAGCGCACGCCGATGAGGTCACCGCTGCCAGGGTGAAGCCCGAAACGGACCGGTTGGCCCCGGGCGTCGCGCAGAAGGCCGACGTTGTTGCGGAACAGGCGCACCAATGGCTCGCGGCCGAGGGCGAGACGGATTTCCTGCAAGATGGCGGTTTCGCTCATGCGGCCACCCCTTGCCGGGCGCGCATGACGTGCTTCACCCACCCTGATTTATAGCCTCTGACCTTCGCAATCGCTTTCAGGTCTTCATCGCGCGCCTCGCGCAGCACCTGCGACAGGGGGCGATGCTTGCCCCAACGCTCGGCGATCAGGTCCGTCACGTCCGCAAGGTCACCCTCTACGTGCTCGATCTCACGCGACTTCACCTCGTAAACGAAGCCGCACTCGGGGCACTCAGGCGTCGGGCTGTGAACGGCGAAGCATTCCGGGCATTGCCTTGTCGGCGGGATCGCTTCCCGCTCTTTTTTCTTCCGTCCTTCGAGCGACCATTGCCGCGGAATCTCCGGCGGCCCATGCCGCAGAGTGTTTCCGGCATGATCAAGCACGGTCAGATGCGTCTTGCCCGGCGCTGGACGAAGGCCACGGCCAACCTGCTGAAGATATAGCCCGAGCGACTTGGTTGGGCGCATGAGGATGACGGCGCCAACGGCCGGCACATCAAGGCCTTCAGAGATCAGGTCGCAACTGCACAGCACCTGCACGGCGCCAGTGGCGAGGCCAGCAATGGCGGCATCACGCTGCGGCCCTGGCGTGCTGCCAGACGCAGCCTGCGCGCGCCAGCCGGCGGTGCGGAACGCCTCTGCCATCGCCTCGGCATGCGCAACTGACGGGGAGAACAAGATAGCAGGCTGCCCCGGCGTGTGCTTGGCGTAGTGCTTGACGGCATCGCCGACCAACTGAGCCTTTCCCATCGCATCGGCCAACGCGCCGGCTTCGAAATCACCACCACGCGTGCGAATACCGGACAGGTCGGGCGCCTCTGCCGGCGCGAAGATGCGGGTTGGCGTCAGGAAGCCGCCGCCGACTAGGTCTCCAACGGTGGGACCGACTACCATAGCATCAAAGATGCCGCCGGCAACGATGCCCAGGCCTTTGCCGTCGAGCCGCTCCGGGGTTGCCGTGACGCCGAGGATGCGCGCGGCTGGATAGGCGTTGACGACGTCACGCCACTGACCTGCAACTGCGTGATGCGCTTCATCCACCACGATCAGGTCAGGCGCGGAGTAGCGCGGATCTTGGAGCCGACGCCCAAGCGTCTGCACGGATGCGACCTGCACGAGGTCGCGCGTCGGTGTGTGTCCCGGCGCAATGATGCCGTGCGGTAGGTTGGCGTCGTAGAGCTTGTGCGAGGCCTGGCGGATGAGTTCCTTGCGATGCGCGAGGATCAGGACGCGCTTGCCCCTGGCCGCCGTCTGCTGAGAGACGTAGCCGAACATGACGGTGTTATGGGTTACTGTGAAATCGCCGAGCAGGAACAGTCGGTCGGGCCCGGCGATCTCGAAGCCGTAGTAGTCGCCTTCGCCCACGCTCTCCACGGATATTCCCGTCAGCAGCGGATCTTTCTTCTGGCGGCGCGCGGTCGCCTGCTTGCGCGGCAAGCGGCAGGGGATGGTTTCAACCGGACCATTGATGTGGCAGCGCCAGTACTCCCCGACTGCACCGTTGTTGCCGCAGGTTTTCTGCGTAGACGCCTTGTAGGCAGAAAACCCAAGGGATCGTGTCAGGAAAAGAAGGTCGTCCATCAGGCGCTCGCTCTTAAGCACCACGTCGTATCCCTTTCCATACCAGGAGCCGTCGGCGTCTAGGAAGCCCGCCAGAAGTTCAAGCCGATCAGCGCGCGAGGCGATCAGGTAGCAATGCGGGACGTGCTTGTTGTGCAACAAGTCGAGGCGATGCAACGCCAGGGTAACGGGATTGGTGCGGTGGCCTCGCCCCGGACCGCGCTCGCCTGTGGTGGGAAAGAGCACGACAGACCCAGGGCTGTTCGGCTGCTCCCGAACTGCGAGCCCGAAGGCCTCAGCGCAGGCGAACACCGCCTCCCTGATCTCTGGATCTCCCGTGGTGATGCCAGGGCCTTTGCTGTCACCGTCCCCCAGCCATACCCCGAGGAAGTAGGGGTCGAGGGGTAGCGGCTCGGGGCGCGCCTGGAAGTCCACCGCCGTCCGCCAGCCTTTCGCACAATGGCGGAAGGTCTTGGTGCGGGTCAGGTATTCATCAACCGTGATGTTGACGACGGTGCCGTCCGGGATGCCGCAGGAATTGAGCGAACCGCCAGTCATGCTAAGCGACAGGATGTGCGACCGGTTCACTGTGTAGGGGTCGCCCTTGCTGGGCGTCACCCGAAACATCTCTTCCTGTCCGCGAGCCAGGGAAGCAACCCGGCGCGGTGTGCTGTCCGGGCCCATCAGTAAGTCGCCGACCTGTACATCCTCAACGGAAAGGATGGTGCCATCGAACATCAGAACCGGGGTGCCGCGGGCAAGGCATTTTCCTGCGCCGGTCGGGGCCACCAACAGCGGTGCGCGATGGCCCGCGCGAAACGCCTCACGTACACCTTCGATGGCCGTTTCTTGATAGGGACGCAGGGCTACCGTCACGAGACCGGCATCCCATTCACCAAGCCCGGCATCTCCACGGTCCACACGGAACTTCCCGAGTTGACATAGGACCGGACAACGCAGCGCGGCACGCACTGGACGTCATGCCCGACAGCGGCCCATGCGGCGCGAATACGGCTGGCTAGAGCCCTGGCGCCATCCTCCGACAGGTAGTCCTCGCCAGCGGGCCCGCCGGCACTGACGAACGGTGGATGCTTCATGCTGCACGCTCCCTGTGTGATATCGCCTGCGCGTGGTGGGCCGCGCAGTACGGCCCGCAGCCGTCGCGCGGCGCGTCGCAATAGACGTGCGTCGCGCGCTCGGTGCTGCCCCACATCGGCCATTTGCACCCGCCACGCTCGCGTTCGGACACCACGACGCGCGGCACGATCGGTGGCGGCGCGGCGAACACGGGCTTCTCGGCGCGCACGGTTCGAGCCAGCGCCTCGGCCGATCGCATGGACGGTCGCTGCGGCGCCGGGCTGCCCTTGCGGGCGTACTCACGAACGACCTTCCCGGCCTTCCGTGTGTATTCGCGCACGATCGGGCTGGGTCTGGCCGGGAGCTTCAGCCGGCGTGCGCGGCCTACGACAGCGTTCTTCGTTCGCCCCATCATGTCACCGATGGTGATCGTCGAATGCCCGGCTGCCCATAGCTCGGTCAGGCGCGCGTCGTCGGTGAGCGGCCAGGTGTTGCGGCGGTCGGTCATGGATTGCTGATCAGCCATGCCAGCCCTCACCAAAGATGTAGCGGCCTCTCCCGAAGCAGATCACCCACCGACCAACCGCCAGGTGGAGCCAGCAGCCAAAATACGCATCCGGGCCGCCAACGCTGGGCCACTCCCACCCAGCGAGGCGCAGCACACTGACGGGCAGCAACTTGGCCTGAAGGCCAGGCCATTCCATAATCCGGAGCGGCGTGAATTCGGTCATCAGAGCAGGGCCTCCCCCAAAAATGCCGCCGAGCCTTGCGAGCCCGGCGGCGAGTTGGGCGCTGACGAAACGCCGCGGGAGATCACCGTCCTGCCGGTTGACTGGGCCGGCGCCAGATCGGCCTCGGATGAGGCGATGGTGGTGGGGGCGGTCACTTCTTGCCCCCGTCATATTCGGCTAGAGCCAGGTCACCCATCTTGAGTGCGGCATTCCACAAGCGCGCGTTGTCCGCGTCGGTCATGTCGCCGGCCTGTTCGTGTGCTGAAGCGGTCATCGCGTTCATGGCCGCGACGCAGGCTTCGAGGGCCATGATGGCTGCCAGGTAACGCGGGTCCATCACTTCACCACCCTCGCCGCCTGCGCCTGTCCCGAGCCCGCACCCATCGTCCATGGAGCCAGTCTCCGACATTATGACATTCCCTGCGATAGGCGGCGTGTTTGAGGGCGCACCAGATGGCGACCATGGTTGTGGCTCCGATTGGAACGCGCGCCGAGAGCGACAGCATGGGGATGAGTAACCCCCAGCGCGCGCAGCACCACGCGGGATGCGTGGCGCATTTCAGGATGCTTCCGGCGGAACGAGCGCCGCCAGCAGCACATCGACCTTGACACCCATGATGCTGGCCATCGGCGCGAGAACGCGGCTTGGGACCGCCTTCTTGCCGTCCAGCCATTCCGACATGCTAGCCTCAGAGACCTTCAGCTTGCGCGCGATGGCCCGCTGCGTGATGCCCTTCGACTTGATGTGCGAGCGTATATCCATGCGCTGACCGTAGGCGTCGGAAAAGTTCACGTCAAGCGAAGATTGTTGTTGACCGCCAAATTAGCCGAGGGCAAAGTGTCCCTGCAAGCCAACCGAAGCGAGGAAGCCCAGATGCTACCCAAAGACATCCCCGAGACCGCCCCGCGCCCTGACGCGGCGAAGAGCCAGGCTGTGGAGGGCGCGTTCCTCTCCCTGACGCAGAGCCTCCGCGCGGCGGCCCTGGAGCCCGGCGCGGACTATGAGCGCTGCGTGTCCTTCCTGCGGAAGGTCGACGCGCTGGCGGTGCGCTGGAAGGCCGGCGAGATGGCTCATGGGCTGCGCGGGCAGAAGGGGGGCGTGTGATGGCCCTGGCCAGCGTCGATGCCTCCGGGCGGATCACGAATCTCCCTCGCGGCGATTGGGAAACCATCAACTCTACGCTTGAGCGGATCGCAGTGCCTGGAGGCTGGCTCTATCGGCTGCACGCCGAGGGCAACGCGATGGTGTTTGTGGCGTCTCCTGCCTCGGTGGAGTCCTGACCCATGCCCGCAGACACCCACCCCGAGATCCCCCAGGCTGCGGCACGGGCGATGCTGGCGGCGCTGGAATTTTACGCCGACAGGAAGAGCTACAATTCTGTCGGCGGCTATGCCCGCATGATCGATCGCGACATGGGGCGACGCGCCCAAGAAGCGCTTGGCACCTACGTCAACCCGTTCGATGTCGCCGCCGCGACGCGTGGTGGCCAGTCATGAGCGGGCACACGAAGACGCCTTGGCGCACGAAGGGCAACGACGGGAAATACCTGTCAACGATGGGCTGGGAGGCATCCAACTGGGACGCCACCGATGCGAGCTACATGCCCATCAAGGCGGGCAGGAAAGTCATCGCTTTGGTGCTGCAAAGCTGCTCGGTGGATTCAACCGTTAGAGACGAGTCTGAGCACAACGCCAACGCCGCCTTCATCGTCCGCGCCGTGAACAGTCATGACGCGCTGGTTGAGGCGCTGAAGGAAGCGCGCACAACGCTCAGCATCACGCGCAGCAACATTCTGACTGAGATGAAGCGCGGCCGTGATTACCAGTGGGAAGATGTGCCGGCGATCTTGCAGGCCCGCATCGACCACATGGACGCAGCCCTCTTGCTCGCGGAGCCCCCGTCATGACCCTCCATCTGATGCCGACCTCGGCACCAAAGATGCCGGAGACACTGGCCAGCGTCAGCGACACGCTGCTTCGCGACGCGGCCGACCACCCTGATCAGCCGGAGTACGTGCAGGTGCTGCATGAAGCGTCCGAGTGCGCGCGCCGGCTGCGAGAGATCGCAACCTCCTGCATGCGGCCTGCCGTGGTCAACGACGTCGCCGAGCAGATCGAGCAGGCGATGTGGCCGATGGAGAGCGAGATCATGCGCTGGGACGACGACCGCGCCGGTCGCGTCGCCGGCAATCGGCTGGACAATTCGCGCGCGTGGCATCCTCGCGAACTGGAGAGATAACCATGAGCATCGAAGAGCGATTCAATGCGCGCTGGATCGGGGAACCGAATAGTGGCTGTTGGCTGTGGTGCGGTTCGGTCAGTTCCGATGGCTATGGGACGTTTCACGCCGATGGGAAGCAGCGCGGCGCGCATCGCGTCGCCTACGAACTGCATTGCGGGAAAATCCCTGTGGGAATGCATGTCTGTCATCGGTGCGATGTGCCGATTTGCGTGAATCCATCTCACTTATTTCTCGGGACAGGCAAAGACAACATGCGCGACAAAATGAAAAAGGGGAGATGGCGCGGGCAATCTGGGGAAGCACATTGGTCTTCCAAACTTTCTGAATCTGACGTTGGCGCGATCCGCGCAAGCCATCTTTCTGGAGCAGAGGCTGCTCGCTGCTTCGGGGTGAGCCGAAGCTTGGTCAGCCAAATTAGGCTGCGGCAAGTGTGGAGGATCGCGTGATGCGCCCCTTCCGTCTCGTCCCCTCGATCCAGCGCGGCCAGTACGGCGGCCTGTATCTCCGCATCGGCAGAACGCGCCGGATGCTGCACATCGGCAATTGGGGGCGGTTGCTGGGGGTGTGGGAGGGGAAGTCGTGACCAAGAAAAAGGAACCAGCGATGACGACCGGCCTTCGCATTGCTGCTGGCGTGCTTGGCTTTGCCGCCGAGTTCGTCAGTAAGGAAGAAACGCGCTACTACCTCAACGGCGTGTACATCGAGCTGACCGGCACTGGCGTGGTCGCTGTAGCGACTGATGGGCATCGGCTGATCGCCATCTATGACGAGAACGGATTCATCGAGCGGCCGGCGATCATTCGCGCGAAGCCGAGCGATCTTGTGAGGTTCAGGAGCAAGCACGATGCCGTGCTGGCCGCTGACACCATCGGTGAGCACGTCACGTCCAAGCCGATCCTGGCAACGCTGAGGCCGACGAAGGGCAACATCGAAGACGTGCTGCTCGACGAGATCGACGGTTCCTTCCCGGAGTGGCGGAACGTCTTCCCGGTGGATTTCCCGAAGGGCGGCGTTCTGCCAGCGTTCCAGGGGAAGTATCTGTCGGCCTTCGATGGCCTCGCGCGCGTCGGCGGGTTCTGCGGTGGGATTCGCGTCATCGCCCGCGGCGAGGCAGAGCCTGCGGTGGTTCTGCCGGTGGCGGGCAGCGCGTGGCTGTGGGTTGGCGTGTTGATGCCGATCAGGGGAGATGATCCGCCTCTCGCGTTCCCGCCATGGCTCGGGCTCGCGCAGAAGAAGGTTCGCGTGAAGGCTTCAGCCGAAGCGAGGGCAGCATGACCCGCCCCCTCAGCTTCCGCGTCATCGAGGGAGGCCGCGACAAGCCGCTCTACCCGCGCGATGACAGCAACCCTGCTCGTGGCGTGCTGATCGCCTGCGCGCTGTCCGTGCCGCTGTGGTGGCCGACGTATGTCGGGCTGTGCTGGGTGGCGGCGTGGGCGCGAGTTGTGGTGGGAGGGCGGTGATGGGAATCACCTACCACCGCGATCTTGTGCAGGGCTCGGAAGAGTGGGCGGCAGCACGATGCGGATTGCTATGTGCGTCGGAAATGAAACTCATCATGACCGCCAAGACGCTGAAGGCGGCAGAGAACGATGCATGCCGAGCACATGTGTTCGAATTGCTGGCACAGCGGATCACTCGCTATGTCGAACCACGCTATGTGTCGGATGACATGCTGCGCGGCACAGAGGATGAAATCGAGGCGCGGCAAATCTACGTCGCCCAATACGAACCGATCGAGGAAGTCGGGTTTGTCACCAACGACAGTTGGGGCTTCACGCTCGGCTACTCACCTGACGGGTTGGTCGGAAGGCGTGGCCTATGGGAGTGCAAGAGCAGGCGCCAGCGGTTCCAGGTCGAGACAATCCTTGGTGGCGTGATGCCTGCTGACTTCGTGCTTCAATGCCAAACCGGCTTGCTGGTGACCGAACGCGAGTGGTTGGATTTTTCCAGCTACAGCGGAGGCCTCCCCATGGTCACGATCCGCGTGTTCCCAGACGAGGTTGTGCAAGCGGCGATCCTTGAGGCTGCCGAAGCGTTCGAGGCTCAAGTGGAGCGCCGGCTGGCGACCTATCGCGCGATCCTTGAGCAGAACGAGCGCCGGCTGGTTCCGACAGAGCGTCGCGTTGAAATGGAGATGTACGCATGAACGACCTTGCCATTATCCCAAATGCGGCGCTAGTGCCGGCCGACGTATTCAAGCCCGGCGGCGTGGACGATGTGCTTGAGCGCATCGCCAAGGCCGCCCGCGCCGAGAAGCCTGACGTGTCCACGCGGCAGGGGCGCAAGGATATCGCATCGCTCGCGCTGAAGGTGGCGAAGTCCAAGACGCACCTCGACGAGATGGGCAAAGACCTGGCTTCTGATTGGAAGGCGCAGGCCAGCCGCGTGGATGCGGAGCGGCGCAAGGTGCGGGACTTCCTCGACGCGCTAAAAGAAGAGGTTCGCGCGCCTCTGACGAAGTATGAGCAGGCGGAAGAGGCGCGCGTTGCGGCACATAAGGCTGCGCTCGCGGCAATCCCTGAAGCTGCCAACTACGGCATGATGGAAACTTCGGCCGAACTGGCCGCGTGGCTTGAGCGCTGCCGAAACTACCCGGCGCGTGATTGGCAAGAATTCGAACAGGCCGCCGCCGATGCGCTGGCCGCAGAGATAGCGCGCACCGAGGCTCTGCACTCAGCCGCCTTGCAGCGCGAGGCCGAAGCCGCTGAACTTGCCCGACTGCGCGTCGAGCAGCAAGAGCGCGACCGCCAGGAAGCCATTCGCCTACAGGCCGAACGTGAGGCGCGCATTGCCGCCGAGGCGGCGGAGAAGGCGCGCCTCGATGCCGAGGCGGCCGCTGAGCGCGCTAGACTGAAGGCGGCGCATGAGGCCGAAGAGTATCGGCGCAACGTTGAGGCCGAGGCCGCAAGGGCAGAGGCCGCGACGAAGGCCGCCCAGGAGCGCGCCGAGCAGGCCGAGCGCCGCACGGCTCAGGAGGCCGCGGAGGCTGTTGCGGCAGAGCAGCGCAGGGTTGCCGCCGCCAGGGCCGCCGAGGAAGCCGAGACCGCGCGCAGGGCCGCGAACGTGGCGCACAAGACGAAGATCAACCGCGAGGTTCTGGCCGCGCTGACCGGCTGCGGCGTCGCCGAAGACGTCGGCAAGGTCGTCATTGCCTCCATCGTGCGCGGCGAAATCCCGCACGTCTCCATCTCATATTGAGGATCGGGCCATGAACGACATGTCCAGCGTCATCATTCCGAAGTCTGACCAGATCAATGCTGACGATCTGATCGCCGGGCCGATGACGATCACCATCACCGCAGTGTCGGTGAAGGGTGGCCAGGAGCAGCCTGTCTCAGTCTCATTTGAGGGAGACAGGAAGGTGTTTCGGCCGTGCAAGAGCATGTGCCGCGTGATGGTCAACGGGTGGGGGCCAGACGCGAACAAGTATGTCGGCCGGTCAATGACGCTCTATCGCGATCCGGCCGTGACATGGGGCGCGATGGCTGTAGGAGGAATCCGCATCAGCCATATGAGCGACATCAACAGCCGTATGGTGATGGCCCTAACGGAGAAGAAGGGCAGCCGCAAGCCGTTCATCGTCGAGCCGCTGAAGATCGAGCAGCCCAAGCCGGCCGAAGACAAGATTACCCCCGGCGTCAACGCTCTGGTTGCGCGCATCGATGCGACCCCCGATGCGGCGGCCCTGGAAGAGATCACCGGCGACGGGGCTGTGATCAAGCAGCGCGCATGGCTGGCGAAGAACCGGCCGGAACTCGCGACCAAGATCGACGATGCCGTGTCGGCGCGGCTGGCGGATTTCGACGGCGCGCCGGCCGATGACGGCCTTCCTGGCGACACCACCGAAGGCGCTGCCTCATGAGCCCCCGCCCGCCCTGGAATGAGGCGCGCGAGGCGCTGGTGATGTCGGAATACCCGACCGATACCGACACGCCCAAGCTGCTGGCTCGGATCAACGCGATCGACGGCCCGCGACCAGTCACTGTGGTAGGGCTCCAAGAGAAAGTCCGCAATTTCCGCCTGCGCAAGACTGTCGAGACGCTGTCTCAGATCAAGCGCAGCACAGCGTTGGCCGCGTGGCATACCGGGTCACGGCAGACAGAGCGGGTGAACGCTGATGGCGGATACCGGCCGCCGGTTAATGGCCCGACGTGGAATACGGCCATCTCGCGCCATGCCGGCATGCCGGTCCCCGATGATCTGACGCCAGAGCAGCAGGCCGCCATTGCGGACGAAGCCGTGGAGCGGAAGTACGAGTTGGCGCGGAAGATGCTGTCGCGGAAGGTGGCGCCGGACAAGGTTCAGCAGCAGACGCGGTTGCCTCGGCGGGAGGTGCTGCGGCTGGCCGGCGAGCAGCGGATGGGGGGCGTGGTATGAAGTGCGAATGCATCATCATCGTCAATGGACTGCTGGCCGCACAAAATTCCGAACTGACGGTCGCCTTGTTCAGCAATCGCGTCGTTGTCGAGACGCAGAAGCTAGACGCGGCGAAGCGCGGCAAGCCATCAACGGTAGTCGCGAATTTCTGCCCGTTTTGCGGCTCTGCTTACGAGGTGAAGCCATGACCCCGCGCCAAGACCTCCTTCTCGAACTAGCCGCTGATATCGAGAAGTACGAGGGTCTTACGGACAAGGAGAGCGCGATCTACGCATCCGGCAAGGCGCGCGGAGAGAACAAGCGAGCATGGCGCGCGTTCTGGTGCGGGCTCGCGTCGGGGGTGTTTGTCGTGGTGGTGGCGTCGGCGCGGTGGTGGGCGGCATGAGGGCACCGATGGAGCACGACCTGAAATGCTGGCCGCCGTTCTTCGAGGACGTGCGTCGCGGCGACAAACCATTCGAAGTTCGCAAGGCGGATCGTGACTATCAAGTCGGCGACACGCTGGTCCTTCGCGAGTGGCGCAATGACTGGAAGGAATACACCGGTCGAATGACGCGCAAGCGAGTGACCTATGTCCTGCACGGCGGTGATTTCGGCATAGAAGAGGGCACCGTCGTCCTGGGACTATCCCGATGACCGCGCTCCTAACGATAGCCGTAGTGACAGCCCTGCGCGTCGTCGTCGTCGCGCGGCGGTGGTGGGCTGATTTGGAGGGGGCGGATTGGTGATGGAAGGAGACAGCGAAATGAGCAAAGCGTGGTCGATCACTGAGTTTGCCGACGATGAGCATTTCTTCTGGGACACCAACACCGGGCTGCCGACGCGCGATCATTTTTCCGGCGCCGTGCAGGTCTGGTCCGTCGCGCAGAACAGGATCACGACAGTCGGCGAGGCAGCGGCGGCGTTCAACGTCACGACAGCCCTGATCCGCGAAGCTATCGATGGTAACTACTGGATGACAGTTGAAGGCGAAGGCGATGACGCCACGATCTATCATGAAGGGGAGTGACATGACCGCCCGCCTGACGATCGACCAAGTGCAGCCAGGAATGCATGTCGTCTGTGTGGATGCTAGCGACACCAAGGGCAGTTTGGTGGAGGGGCGCGCCTATACGATCAGTGGAACGCATAACAGCACCGTTCTGTTGTGCGAGTTTGCTACATTTGTCCACTTCCTCCCGCACCGCTTCATCCCCGCCCCCGCGCTCCCTGCGATGACGCCGGAACTACTGGCGAGAGTTGATCGCATATTGGATAGGTTTGAGAGATGCGCATCAACTCTTGTGTCCCCCGATTATGCCACAGGGTTTAGGGAAGCAATCGTGAGCGTCCGTGAAGAAATCGGAATCCTCCCGCCCCCTGCGCCTGAGCCGCCCGGCGTGACGGACGTGCAGGCGACGTTGCAGGAATGGTGGTGGGCGTGATGGCGACCATGATCATCCCAGCCCTCCGTGCCATCGTGACGTACACGCCAGACTTCAAGCCCGGCGATCCACAGCCTGACGGCTACATCGACCGGCAGGAATGGGCGCGTGTGCAGATGAAGGCCGGCTTGCGGCAAACCCAATGCCCGGACTGCTCTCGCTGGCAGTTTCCTCAGCAATTCAGCACGCAGGAAGTGCGCTGGTCTGCAAAGGACAGGAGAGGCCGCGATCATCACTTCAGCGCGTTTCGTTGCGCCGACTGCGTGGAGAAGCAGCCATGACCGCGCACGACGAACTGCGCGAGGCGGTGGCGCGGTCGATCAAGGAAGCAATGATCGCCTGGCATGGCGCCGGCCCAAGCGACGAAGAAGCGCGCGATTTCGCAGACGCCGCCCTCGCCGTCATCCGCGCCGTATTCGCGAACCCATCGCCTGAGATGATCCGCGCCTCGGTGCAAGGCTGGCTCGACAGCGGCCTGATGAGCGGCGCGATCCGTGAGGCGGCGCGCGTCGTGCTTGGGGATGACAACAGCGCGGCGGGAGGGGTGTGATGGATATGGAAACGCTGCGAGGCCCTACGGCCATTGTCGGGCGGCGCCAAGTTCATTCGGACTGTGGAGGCGCGACGATCTTCTGCGTCGTCTTGGCTGATGGTTTCATCGTCGAGTGCGGCGCGGATGGATACGCCGAGAAGCGCGCGCAATTTCTGGCTGAGTGCGTGAATGCTGGGAAGCCAGAGCGGTTCAGCTTTAGGACCAAACCATGACCACCCCCGCTGCCCCTCCCCCGCCAGTGCGGCGGGCTGATCCCGAAAGGATGTCGTCCATAACTCAGGCACACGGACACACGCTCTGGCATTACCGCATCGAGTGCGTTGCAGAAACCCGTGAAGCGCGCTTCTTCGATGCTGTCACGAAACCCGGCGATATTGTGGTTGTGCAGGCCGATGACGGAACGGCGCTTATCCCGATCCACACCCCGATCACAGGAGACGACGATGGGCGCTGATGCGAGCGAGACGCTGGCGCAGAGGGCGGAGAGGTTGGCGGCGAAGATCGAGCCAACCCCGTCCTATGGCTATTGCCGGCATTGCGACGAGTACCGAGCTCCGGATGAACACGAGGAAGCAGCGGCCACCCTGCGCGACCTCGCCGCCGCCAACGCGCAGCTTGAGCGCGAGCGGGATGAGGCTCAATCGGTGTGTACCGCGTGGCAGGGCGTGTTTGAGACAATCGAGGCCCACCTTCAAGATCGCGTCGCTATGCGTGATGAGGCAGACCCACAGCAGTATCTCAACATCATCCTCTTCTCTGTCGCTGACGTGCTTCGAAGCAGCAAGCATATCGTCGCCGCTCGCTGGGCTGATTATGCGCGTCTGTCGGCAGAACGCGACGCCGCCACCTCCGCGCTCGCGAAGGCGGAGGGGGAGCGGGATGCGCTGCCTCGGTATCGGCACATTAAGCGAGGAACAGTCTACGAGATTGTCCTGCGCTGCTGTCTTCAACTCGATGGAGATCACGACATGTCACCGATGGTCGTTTACCGCGACGTGGCAGACGGGTCGATCTGGACGCGCAGACAATCGGAGTTTTTCGACGGCCGCTTCGCCGCCCTCACCCCAGCCCCGGAGGCACCGAAAGATGGCGAGTGATCAGTGGGATGGGGTGCCCGGCCTGCTCCCTGAGGATTCCAACGAACGGCAGATATTCAACAGCGCTGCCGGACAACTTGGGTCGCCGCTGCTGGCAGTGTGGTCCCAACTGAATACCGCCAGCGTTATGGCCCCCGAGCAAGGCTCATGGGGGCGCTATCTGGCCGTTATGGCAAATGAAGTCCGCGCCGCCATCATCGCAGAAGCCGACCTCGCCGCGCGCGTGGAGGCCGAGCGGGTGGCGTGCGAGAAAGCAGTAAGCGCCGTGTTCGACCGCTATCGCAAAATGGGGGACACAACTAGCGAGATAATGGCGGCGGGCGTCGTAATGGCCGAAGCCTCCATCCGCGCCCTCGGCCCCACCCCCGCCTACGACGCCGCGATCAAGGCGGCCAGGAGGGAGGGGAGCGAAGAGGTGTTCACCGCGCTTGAAGAGCGTCACGCGATGTACCTGTCCGAGGTTGAGAGGTGGGCCGCGAAAGGCATCCACAACGCGGCCAATCTCAGCAGGGCGAAGGCATCAACAATCAGGAAGGCAATCAACGCCATCCGCGCGGCGGCAGGGGGTGGGGAATGAGCGAGCAAAATGACTTCGGCTACAAGAGCGTTCTGGAAGGTTGCGAGTTCGAGGACGGAAAGTTCGTAAATCCAGGGACGTGGAGGACTGTCCCCAGCGCATCAGATGCTGTGCCACTAACCCCCGCCGAGGCCGCCGCGCTCGCCCGCATCCGAGAGGGGTGGGTTGTGGCGCCGAGGGAGCCGAGCCCGGATATGTGGCCGACATATTGCGCCGAGAATTGCGCGATGGCCGGCAGCGCATGGGACACCCTGAGCCAGAAGCTCTATCGCGCGATCATCCGGCATTATGGCTCCAAGGAGAAGGCCAATGGCTGACGATGACGACGCAAAGGAATGGTTCAGGTCAGCAGCGTGGGCCAGCTTCATTCGGTGGGCGACCGAAGAACGCGGCTTTCAGGAAGCCTACCTCAAAGCCAGCGGCGAGGCGGTCACCGCCGACAGCATGGAGCGGTTCGTGATGTGGCTGACAAAGGAACATTGGGGAGTGAGTGAGGCGCCGCAGCGTGTCCGCGCTAAACTCGCCGCCGCGCCCGAGGCCGACAGCCATGACGACTGACCGCGCAAGGCTGCTGGCCCTGGCATCTCGGGTGGAGGCTGCGAGCGGGCCGGATGACGGATTGAACGCTGAGATTGCGGCTGCGACTGGGACCGGCGTCAAGCGAGATTGGGATGCCGATTGGGCGCCACCAGTTACAAGACGTATCGACTTCGCTTTGGCGTTGGTCAGGCGCTCCAAATGCTTCCTCGCGACGATGGGCGATCTTGCCGGTGATGGCCTTCCAGGGTGCTGTCTCTGCGTCAGCACTGACCCAGTGCAAGATGTGTGGGGCGTCTCGTTCGGTGGTGGCAGTGACCCTGACGAACGCCTTGCACGCGCAACCACAGCAGCCGCCCTACGCGCGCTGGCACAGGAGGCCCAGAGCGATGGGTGACCGGAAGGTATCGACCGGCCTGTTCCTGGCCGCGGCTGGCGCCGTCCTGCTGATCCTGGCTATGGCGTGGGGCGCGCTGCCATGGGGCGTGGCTACCATGGTCACCTGCGCTGCGTTCGCCGGGATGGAACTCGGCATGATCGGCGCCAGATGGGCGGATGAACACGATGACCACTGATGCGGTGAAGCGGGCGCTGGATGCGGCGACCAATGTCATCTACGTGGACGGCGGCACGAGCGACCCAGACCTATTGGCCATGACGGCAGCCATTGCGCGCCATGACGCGGCAAAGGCCATTGCCGCCTTCCTGCGCGCGCTGCCGGACGAGATTCTATTCGCGCGGCTGCGCGGCGATGATGCTGCGATGCTTGCCGTCCGCTTCATTGACGGCGCGGAGGACTTTTCTGACCTCGCCGCATCCGTCACCCGCGCAGCCCAGGAGGATAGCGGCTATGGACAGTGAGCAGGGGTGGATGCCGATCGATACGGCACCGAGGGATGGAACGCGGTGCCTCTACTGGTCTCCTGGGAAACCAAGCGCTGGCAATGAGAATGCTCGCGCGCCGCACTATCGAGTTGATGCGATATCTTACGGTTGGCCACATGGATGGCGTCAATATCCAGAGGCGCCTTACACCCACTGGCGCCCACTCCCCGCGCCACCTGGGGGCGCGATGGCTGACCCCAAGACAACAAAAAAGCCGGCCAGGGCTGCCCCCGACCGGCTATGATGAACGCAGAAAAGGAGACCACATGAACCGCGTCACCCTAACCCTTGATGAAGGCGGCGGCATCGTCCGCATTTGCTCGGACGAACCTATCGAGGTGTTCTTCGTCAGCCCGCACACGCCGCATGATCGGGTGTACCTGTACGGGTCGAATGAAGTCGGCCCGCAGTTTGTCCGCGAGGAAATCGGCGGCTTTGCAGTCGGGCATGCCTCTGATGGAACGCTACGAGACGGCGCGGCTTACCCACGGCTGCAGCCGAGCCGGCCGCCCTTGAAGGTCGTCTAGCGCTGGCACAGGGCTCGATTGAAAGCCCTGTCCACCGCCATCGCATCCATCATCCTGGCCACGTCCGGTGCCTCGCGCATCTGGTAGTCGGCGCGCTGCTGTACGTCCGGTGGGAATTCAGTGACCATCGGGCAGAGTCTAGAAGCGACCCCGCTTGAGCAGTTCGCTAGCGCCAGTGCGCTGAGCATCAGCAGCAGCCGCATTGCCTCGTTCCCTTGCCTGTTGTTCGTCCTGCGCCGCCTGCGCCTTGATCCTGTCCCGCTCGGCCTGCCGCACCCCGGCCAGCACGCGCCAGACGACCAGCAGCAGCGCGCCGGTTGCGGCTAGGTAGGCGTAGAGGCGGGCGGGGAGGCCGGCGAGAAAAGACGGCATGGCCTGCATTTTCCTGTTGACGCGTAGGCGCGTGGCGCCTATTATCTGGTCATCGGCAAGGGAATGGTCCCGGTCGATGGAGACGAAGAAGATGACCAACCTCAACGAAACCCGCATCAACACCATGGCAGCCCGGATGGTCGCCTTCGCCATTAGCGGCCGGAAGGTCAGCAAGGCCGAGAAGGTAGCGTTGATGGTCCAGGCGCTTGTCGAGGCCGAGCGCATTGTGTCGAAGGAGGCCGCGTGAAGCGGGCCGCCGCGCTGGCCGCCATCCGGGCGGCTGGCGCAACAGGCGATCAGCAGGCGATGCTTCGCCTTTATGTCGAAAACCGCATTAGCTACGACGCCGCAATCGCCGCTTATTGCGAAGGGTCAGCGTGGCGGAAGAACGGGCAAAAGGTTTCTCGCGATAAGGAATGTCACTCAGAATGACCCCCACCGACTTCCGCGCCGCCCTAGCCGCCCTGGGCGACGGAGTGGCTGCAAGGTGCCGCTCCTGCAAGCATTCTCTGCCGCTATCTGATTTCGGTGCGGATAAGCGCCGCCGCAGCGGGCTTCGCAGTCAGTGCCGCCAATGCGCAAGCAAAGAGTCGATCCGTAGGGCTGAAGGCTACCGCGAAGCTGGGCGCACACCAGATGAAAGCGGGAAATGCTCACGATGTAAGCGAGCGCTTCCCGCATCAGCTTTCCGCGCAGACCCGATGCGCAAACACGGCCTCCGCTCTCATTGTCGGGGCTGCGAAAGTGAGGCTGTGCGCGCTCCATCCGTTCTTGCCCGCAAAAGGGCGGCACGAGACGCCAAGTGGGAAAGCTATCTGCTGTATGAAATTCGCTATCGAGCAAAAAGGGCCGGTGTCGCGTTCAATCTTTCGCCGGATGATATTGTTATACCAGACAAGTGCCCAGTCCTTGGAATTCCTTTGGTGCGGCAGCGCGGTCAGCACATGGACGGCACGCCTACGGTTGACCGCATTCGTCCTGCTCTGGGTTATGTGCGCGGGAATGTAATGGTGATCTCCTGGCGGGCTAATCGGCTGAAGTGCGACAGCACGGACCCAGCCGAGTTTGATGCGCTCGCCGCCTATCTTCGCAGGATGCTCGGGTCATGACCGCCACAGAGTTTCGAACGGCCCTTTCGGGAGCCGGCATGACCCAGGCGGCTTTTGCCCGCTTCCTCGTCGCCCACGGCCACCCCGCCGCCGACGTGGCCCGCAGCGTCCGCAGATGGGCGCAGATCGGGCCGCCGGCTGAGGTGGTGGTGATCCTGCGGCTGATCATGCCGCCCTCTGCCGCTTGAGCAGCCACAGCGCGGCAATGGCGACCGCGCCGACCACGACCGCTACACCAACCGCCCAATGCACACCAGACAGGCCAGAGATGAACGGCGCGGCGGTTGCGGCGGCGCCTGCAACGCCAGCCATGATGCCGGTATCGTTGGCGGGGGATGGCGCGGTCGGAGGGGGCGCAACGTCCACCGCCTCACTGGAAACGAACTCGCCCTTCGCCCACAGGCCAGCTTCGGCCGCGCGACGGTTGACCAGCCCGGGCACCACCTTCCCGCTCTGCTTATTCCACTTCGCCAGTTCGCCCGGAACCGCGTCGTAGTCGCCGCCGTTCAGCTTGCGAATCAGCGTGGATTTGCGCGCCGCCCCGAGCCCGACATTGAACGCCCAAGACAGCAGCACACCGAATTGGTTGTCGGTCAGGGGAACGCGAACCATCTGCTCGACGGCCGCGATGCGCGGGACAAGGTCCGCCTGAAACAGCCGGTCAGCCTCTTCCTGCGTGATTCGCATGCCAGGAACGACGGTCTCGGTGTGTCCGTAGCCGATGGTGAGCGTGCCACTGACCGCGCCGCCGGGCTGGATGAACCGGCGCGGATTGCTGCCGTCCTTGTCGTCGTAGGCGTAGAGGACGCAGCCCTCCCACTGGCGTAGGTGGGCGAGCGTCTCAGCGTTGATGTGTCGCGTCATGCAGAGAACCCCTTGCTGATAGCCAAAGCTACAACCGTCGCCGAGACAGCCGGCCAGCCCGCATCACGAAACGCGCGCGGCTTCCAGACCCAGGGCGGGATGCGGTTCGACCCGGCCCATTCCTCGGACTGCCGACGCTCGCGGCCGACGTAGAACCCAATGGCGAGCGCGGCACCGACCCAGGCTGAGCCGCCGAGCAGATGCGCCGGAACGCCGATAAGCGCGGTCAGCAGCGCGGCGATTGCCGCGTGCGCGAGGCCAGGAGGCATGGTGAGATCCAGTTGCGATGGGGATTCGGGGTGGTGTAGGGTGGGGTGCTGCGGTGATGTGGAGAGGCCACATCTGGACAAGGGCAGTTCGCCAAGAACGGGTAGCCGGAACTTCATGCCCCGGTCCGTGACAGTAGAAGGCCGTTGGTGACGCTACGGCCCGCAGCGACTACCCAAGGAGCGCCGTATGCCGCCGACCTCGTCTCCCCAGATGCACCCGTGGTTGCTCCTGCTCAGGAGCGATGGGAAGGTCGAGCTGCTGCCCGGGCCCAGCGTCCGGCTCTATCTGCGAGACATAGTACAGATCGCAGCGGTGTCTTTTGCGCTCGGATGGTGGATCGCATGAGTGCGACCAAAACACCCGCGCGCCCCTAACGCACCAACCCCGCCACCTCAGCCAACCGCCGCGCGCAGATAGCCCGCGCCGCCTCGGTCTGCGCCCTCGCTCGTTCCAACGCCGTGGCATAGGCCGCGATGGCCTCGACCGTGCGCGGTGCCTGCGGTGCTGGCGGCGACGGAGCGCCGTGCGGACAGGTCGTGGCGACGGGAGGGCGCGCCGGCGCCGCCACCGGCTCAGGGCCCGCCTCTGCGCAGGCCGCCAGGGCGAGCAACAGCAGCGCGGCGCGGGTCACCTCGCCCGCACTCCAGGCGCGCCGGGCAGCGTGGCAGCCGAAGCCCGAATCAGAGATTCCAGATTGGTCCGCATCTCGACAACGCTTTCGCCCAGCCGGCCCAGCCGCTCTTCCTGCGCATCATTGCGGATTTCCGTCGCCGATACGCGCCGGTCCAGTTGCAGCAGCCGCTCGGTGATCTGCGACAGCGGGGCAATGGTCTGCCCGAGGCGCTCCACAGCGGTCGACAGCTTCCCCACTTCGTCCGCCCAGCGCCCGTTTGCCGAGCCTTGAGAGGAAAACATCACCGCCTGCTGCGTCTCGAGCGCCTGCACCTTGTTGGCGAGGGCCGTGATCGAATTGATGTAGGTCGTCAGCACGTACAGGAGCAGCGGCACACCAAGCACCATGGCGACGCGCGCACCAGCGGTCAGCACTTCATTGCTCACAACCTTCTTCGCAGCAGTCTCGATCTTCGTCATGCCTCCCCCTCGCGCGCGTACGCGCGAAATGTGCGTGATCGCCCGATTTCGCCCCGATCTATGACGCCGATGCCGCAGTGGCGAAGACCTGGCGTGGCGTGGTCGGGTAGACGCGGCTGGCCTCGAAGGACTCAGGAACATCCCTCTCGTACCACGCCATATTGACGTGCCAGCGGGGGTCGTCAGGCAGCGCGCCAATGATGTCTGCGGCCACCCCATCAGGTGGGCTCGGCTGCCCGAGTTCGTCGATTGGGAAACCGGATTCGAGGCATGCCGCCACGAATGCCTCCGCATCGTCGAAGCAGTGATATGTGTAGTTCCACATGACGCGCTCTCCTACAGCGACAGGGCCTGAACCTCGGCGGTGGAAAGCTGCCGCGGCCAGTAGATCACCCGGCGGAGCGTTCCGTTAAGGGCGCTCCGCGACACACCCGCCGAAGCACAGCCGAGAACCATGGTGGCGGTGATCGCTGGCATGGTGGCGCCAGCATCGATAGCGGAGAGCACCCCTCCGACAGCGCAGAAGACCCGGTCTGTGGCGTAACTGCCGACAAGAATTGTCCTAGTGCCAGCGGCAACGGGAACTGACGGCCCAGCCTGGAATGCACCGCCAGCACGGATGACAATATTCGCCGCAGACATCGAACCGACGCCGAGCCGGATGACATTTGAACCTGCCCCCTGGGCTCCAAAGCCGACCGCTATGCGCTGGAATGAGTCCTGGGAATTCGCGACTGATGTGTATTCCGCCAGCACTGTTCCCTGCTCGGCATTAAACCAGTCGTCGATCGCGGCCATCACCGGCAACTCTTCCGCGCGCGTCGCCGCCGCCGAGGTGGTCAGGATCGGGCTGGTGGCAAATTGCTCGCTCTCGAGCTGCGCATAATCGACGGCGATCGCGTCTCCGCTGGTGACCAGCCGGAACCCAAGTGCCGGGTCGGTGATGATCGCCGTCGCCAGTTCCACGCGCGTCCAGACCGATGTCGGCACGATCGGCGTCCAGGTCGCGCCGCCGTCCTGCGTCATCTCGACAACGCCGCCGCCGGTGACGCGCTTCACGTAGGCCGACCCGGCGCGCGAGGCCGAGGCAGAGGTGACCGCCTGGATACAGGTCCCGTTCGCCGCCGAGGCAGTAATCTTGGACGCCGAAGCTGCCACGCCATCGATGCCGATCTGGTCCAATGCCGCGCTGGCATTCGTCTTCGTCCAGGCCACATTGGTCAGGTCGCGGCAATAGAGCAGCAGGTTGGTGCTTGCCTGCTCGACCCGCAAGCCTGTGGATTCGCCCGTGGTCGGATCACAGTCAAGCCGCAGCGTGTTGGCCGGCGCCGTCCGAAGGGTGCCACGCGGGCCGAAGTACGTTGCGACCGAAGCGCGGGCCGCGGAGATGCGCGGGTCAATGTATCGGCCGGCGGCGAAGTTGAGATAGAGCGAGGGGCTCGGGATGCTCATGGCTCAGTAGCTCTCCCAGGTCGTCGCGGTGGCCTTCACGATGGTCAGGGACGCGCCGGTTGCAATGGTCAGGGATGTGGCCGCAGCGTCGATGGTGTCGGAACTGCCGCGGTTGATCGTCAGGTTGTTGCCGCTGCGATTCTTGGCAACGCACCACCAGCCGAGCGGCACATCGGCGGCTACCGGCAGCGTCCATGTGCGGGTGCCGGAAGTGGCGCGCAGTACCTTCCGGAGGTCGCCAGGGACGATCTGGTATGTCGCATCGTGGGTCTCGACCAGCATGCCAACGAGCGCCCATGCGTCGACGAAGGCAGCCGATCCGAGTTCCGTGTTGCGCGGCAGATCCAGGGGATCGCCGCCGATCGCCGCCGCACCGCCAGTGATCTCAAGCGCCAGGGCCAGAGAGGCCGCGGCCTGGTCGGCCGCAGCAATCGCGCTGTCGGCGTTGACAACCATCTCATTGCCGACGTCGGCAACGGCGTTGAGGTCGAGCACGAATACGGTTCGGTGCCCGCCATTGGCGTAGTCGCCGGCAACGCGCGCCGCCAACTGGTTCCGCGCCTCAACGCTCATAGTCGGTCCTCCGGTGTCCTGGCATATCAGGCGACGGTCATGGCGGTGACGAGGCGGTGGACGGCGCTTATCTTGGCCATGAACATCGTGTTCGCCGCCGATGTCGGCGCCACGTGCGTTAGTGTGATGGTCAGCGTCGCCACCAGATCCGACGACGTCCCTTCGGGGTACGCGAACGACCAAGCTACAGCTGCAGAAATCCCGCTAGTCCCGGACGCGTCTTCCTCACGCACAACGGCATGATCCCCGCGGATCGAATTGTCTGCGCGCCTGGTGACCCCTGCCCTCACTCTGGCCTGATAGGTCTCATAATCCGCGAACGAGTTCTGGTAGGTGGTCGCGCCGAGATCGATGCTCAGCAACGATGCGGACTGGTTGGAGTTGGGGAGAGTGAGGTCGATAACGATCGTCGTCTCCGTGCCAGCCGCGAGGGTCTTGCGGAACCGCATGTCTGTCGGCGCGGTGTCAGCCTCAAGCAGGGCGGCTGGCGGCGGGGCAAGCAGGCCGCTGAGGTAGCCGCCATGCGCAGCGAGGTACATCTCCTCGACCTCAAGCACCCCCCCTGTGCTAGAGGTCCATCGGATCGGGTTCGACACATCGGCAATGCCGCCCTGCACGATGACCTTCGCGGTGCCGGTCGTCCCCATCAGAAGGTGACCGCTATCCGTCTGGAAGCGCGGAGAGTTGATAACGACGATGCCGCTGCTGCCCGTGACCTTCAGCCCGCACTTGAAGTCGCAATCGGACAGACGTCCGGTGCCGCCCGTCGTCTGGATGCCGTTGATCCAGAATTCACCCGGCAAATCGAAATGCCCGCCGATGAATACTGACCCGTACCCGAACTTGGTCGCACGGAACGGGCCGAGCGTGTTGCCGTAGCTCTTGAACCCGATGACGCGCCAGCCGCCAACCTCAGCGTCTACGCCATAGCCACCATTCGATGCGGAAAACCCGCCATCAATGATGACGTCTTCGTATTGCGTACTCAGTATGCCGCTGCCTGTGTTGTCTTTCCACTGGCAGTCGAGGAATACGTTGTTGCCATGAGACCCAGTGACGGTGATACCGGCCTTGGTCGTGTGCGGCAGGTACGTCCCGGCGATCAGCCCGCCAGTGAAGGTGCAGCGCACGAATTTCGCGCGCCAGGCGGTGCCAGCATAGGCATAGTCGGCCAAGCCATTCGCGTCGAACACGATGCCCTCGGCATAGGGCCAGTATTGCGAGAGTGATCCCGGCGACGCCTGGAGCCATGATTCCGTGGCGGCCAGGTGCGTCCCGGCCGAACCAATCTTCTTGAGGCAGGCAGAACCGTCGTAGCAGACCAGGCCGGCGCCATTGAGTTGGCCGCCGCTGCGCAGGTCGCGAAAGATGTACTCCGTCACGCAATACGTCTTGCCGGCGGTCAGCACCAACGTCTGACCTGGCCGCAGCATGCCATTCGCGGAGACGCATTCCGCTGTGTCATCTGTCGCGCCGTCTGCCGCGGCGCCGAGCATCTCAGGCCGTATGATGTTCGACTTCAGTTCCCACCAGCCGCCAGCGTTGAACTTGCCATCATGGCTGGGCTCGGACGCGACACGGCAATAGGTAGCGTCGCCGCCATCGCCGGGCGCAGCATACCCCCCCGTGGCGATGATCGTGTTGAGCGGCAGGCTGAGCGCAGCGACAAGCGCGATGGCCTGCACGCGGCTGTCGAACACCAGTCCGGCATGCTTGGCAGACGATAGACGCAAGAAGTCCATGATCGTCGTGCGGCGGTTCTCTGCGTCCTGATAGACAAGCGCCCGCTCGACGCCCGTGAGCGTCGTCGCCTCGGGCCGTGCGTCGCCCAGGACGTCCCCAGCCAGCCCCGTGAGATCCTGGGCCTCAGCCAGCGCCGCCTCAGCCTGCGCTGCCGCCAAAATCGCGCTCGCAGCATTCGCCGCGGCCTCACTTCCGACATCTGCGACGTCGACAAGATCCGGCACGAAGACGCTGCGGTGCCCGCCATTGGCATAGTCGGATGACAGACGGGCCGCGAGCCGCGCCCGCGCCTCCGCGCTCATAGGAGCTCCTCCAGCGTGTAGCCCGTCGACTGGTAGCCATGCGAGAACTGCGTCAGCGGATCCATGGCGCGCAGCCGGCCGAGGATGTCGCGCTTGATACGCCGCTGCGCGTCATCCGGGTCGGGGATGATGACGATCTCACCGCTATTGCCCGCTACCCGCTGAAGATCCAGCGCCCAGCCCATGGCCTCGCCATTGGTGAGTGCCGCGAGTTCGAATGTATAGACGCGGGCGCTCGGCCGCTCATCGAAATAAAGCACCCCACCGAGGCTGCGCTCCTCCTCGGAGCGCGCCTCCCAGGTCAGCGACGCACCGAACCGCGGGCCGATCTCCGGCGAGACCACGCGGCCCATCCACAGGCGCCCGGCTTGGACGTAGCCAGCAGCGTTGTCGGTATCGGTGATCGCGATCCGCCAGTAGCGCGCCTGGACGTTGGCGCCGGCGTCATGCCACAGGCTGATGGGATAGCCCTCGGCATCCTCGGCGCTGATAGTCCCGAGCCACCAATTGTCATCTTCCCATTCGAGGTCGCCCGGCAGGTAGACCGAGGGCCACACATCGAGAGCGCCGCTGTCGTAGACATCCGACGCGCCCGCCGAGGTCCCGGCCGTGATGCGATAGGTGGCGAGGATCGAGCAATTGTGGCGCACAAGCCCCAGCAGCCTGACGATCTTGTTCGCGTCGACGAGATCCACATCGATGCGCGTTGAGGCCGCGGCGTCGTCCGTGCTGCGCGCCACCTTGCCTTGCAGACGATTTTGCAGGCTCGCCAGCGGAAGCGCGGCCTCCCATGACCCGCCGGAGAGCGTGGCGGCGTCTGCTAGGTTGGCGTAGGAGATCATCGGCAGCGCCATGGTCAGCCCCACAGATCGAGTTGCAGGCGACGCTTGCGGCCATCGGACGTCAGGCCGACCACAACGAAGTCGCGGCCCGCGTCGTAGCCAAGCCGCGGCGTCTCAAGGCGCACCACCGACCCCATGTCGAGGGTGTAGGTATCGTCCTGCAACCTGACCGTGGCCTGCACGAAGTCACGGCGCACCTTGTGCAGGGTCAGCACCCGCGCCGCCTCAGTCGCCGCTTCGGCGGTGTCATTGATCAGGCTCTCGCGGGCCAGTTCTGTCGCCAGCAGGTGCTTGGTCTGCACGCTGCTGTCTGTCGCAGTTTCCCTTCGCCATTCCTGGAGCATCTGGGCGCGCGTGGCGGCCGAAACGGCGCCGGCGATATCGTTCTCACTGAATGTCGTCCAAAACTTCTGATAGGACAGAACCACCTGGAACAGGGGGATGCCGCGGCCTTCGTCGCGGGTCGCTCGCCGGTCTATGTCGAGGATTTCGAGATCGGTGAAAGTCACCGTCGGGGTGCCAGGCGCGACCAACTGCCCGATCTGCCATTTCCCCGTGCGGGTCGGCGCCAGCCATGCACCGATGCTGGACAGAAGATCGTTGATGGCCTGTCGAGCGGTAGTCTCCTGCCCGATGTGAATCCCGACCTCTTGATCGGCTGCACTGGCAAGCGCCGCGAAGGAAGCCGTGTCGATATCGCCGCTGGGTACGCCGGCCTTCGTGGTCAGGATGCGCTCGACGATCTTAGCGACCGTCCGAACATAGCCGCCAGTCGCGTCGCCCTTCACCCAGGCGGTCAGGCGCCCGGCCGGCGTTGCGCCAAGTCGGATCAGACCCTCGGCAAGGCATGTGTCATAGGCGCCAGGTGCCGGTGCAGTGGCCTCCATCGCGGCAAGGTTCGCGCGGTCGGCTCCGAAGGTTAGCGCCACCCCCATGTCAAAGACGGCATTCACTTCGTGCGCGGCTCCGTCGTGGAACTGGTAGATGAGCAGGGCCGTATTCACGCAGAGGGGCGGGACGTACTTGCAGCGGCCATAGGTTAGGACCTTCGGGCGGCCCTTGATGTCGTCGGCTGTGCCTTCCTTGCCGCTCGGCAGGGCGTTGTTGCCCGCGTACTTCGTCGCCTGGAGCGGCTGGTCGAGGAGCGAGACCTTGTCCCGCAGGCGGATCGTGGCGCGCAGTCGCCCGACCTCGGGCTGCTCCATCGTAGCGGTCAAAAAGGTGGTGTAGCCGCCCGGGTAGGCGGCGTCCTGCGGCCCGACGCGGATCACGCATTCGCGCCCGTCCAGGCCGTAATCGAGGATGTCGTTTAGCCCCTGGTCGGCATTGTTCAGCACGAGCTCCCCGAAGCCGACCGTGCCGCCGCCCATCACCCGCGCATCCGAAAAAGCGGTACGCGAGAAATTCGCCGGCTCGACCACGCGCGGCTCAAAGAACACGTTGGGCGGCGTCTCCGTCGGCCCGGTGACCTTGCCCAGGCCGCTGGCGTAGCGCAGCGTCTCGGTTCCCGCGCCGGTATAGGCCGTGATCTCGACGAGGTAGATCAGTTGGTCGCTCATGCGGCGTTCGCTCGACGGAGAGCTGCACCGATATCATCCAACTCGGAGCGCACCCCGCGCAGTTCGTCGCGAAGCGCCATCGTCTCCATAGCAGATTGCTTGCGATACTGCCTGAATTCTTCGGTCAGTGCCTCGTTGCCACCGCCGGTCGCCGCCACTCCGAGCTTGCCACCGCGCCCCCGCTGGAGCGGCAGGATCGCCTCCGGCCCGGCCTCACCGAACAACGCCAGCGGGGCATAGGTCGGCACGTTCGTCATCTCGGGCAGGCCGCCCTTCGCGAAGGGGATGACCTGGCCGCCGCCGAAGGCGTTGCCGAGCGCATTGACCGTGAGCGAGGCGTTGGAGTTGCCGATCGCTGGTTGTGGAATACGTACCCATGTTTTGGTGGCGTTGTCGTATCCCCAACGGTCGAAACCAGGCCCGTTCGCCGCGCCGCTGGCCTTCTGCGTCGTGACGCGGACGCCGCCCCACTGCCCTCGTGCCATTTCGCGGATCAGGTAAAGACTATCCTGCATATCCCGCAGCCGCAGCAGATACGGAAGATGCTGCTTTACCGTGTAGTTCAGCGTGTCAAGCGCAGCCCTGATATTCTGGTCGATCGACCGGCTAAGCTGAATCGTCTCGACCGTCGCCACGTTCTGCTTGACGTTACGGGTGATCGTCCCGCCAGGAATGACCGCACTCCCCGTTGGCTTCACGACCGTCTGCGTGACATTGCGCGGCACGGTGCCGGGCTGGATGATCAACGCCTTCTCGGCCGCGGTCAGCTTGCGGCCGATCTTCTCCTCGATCGCCCGGATCACCGAGCCGGCCGAAACCAACCCGGCCTTTTCCGCAGCCGTCAGCGCGCGGCCGATGATCTGCTGGATATTCCGCGTCACCCCGGCTGACTGGACCAACGAAGCCCGCTCGGCTTCGGTAAGGTTGCGCCCAATGGCCTGCTGTACGTCCCGCGCGATCGTCGCCGGCGTCACAAGCGAGGCAAACTCCGTCGCCGTCAGGGGGCGGCCGATCTTCTGCTCGACCGCCCGAGAAACCTTACCGCTGATGACCAGCGCACGGCGCTCGGCCTCGGTCAAATCACGCTGGAGAAGCTGCTGAATCTCCCGGCTGATCTGGCCGGACTGAAGGATGCTCTGTAGCTCCTCCGGCGTGAGTTGGCGCTTGATCTTCTGTTCGATGTCGCGAACCACATCGGCGGCGTAGATGAGCGAGCCGCGCTCGACGGCGGATAGGTCACGCCCAATCTTCTGTTCGATCGCGCGAATGACATTGCTCGACGCGACCAGAGAGGCCCGCTCGGCGGCCGTCAGGTTTCGGCTCATCTTCTGCTGGATGTCGCGTTCGACCTCAGCCGCCTTGATCAGGGCGTCACGCTCGGCCTCGGTCAGGACGCGACCAAGTTTCTCCTGAACCGTGCGAACCACGTCCTGGGCCTGGACAAGCTGGTCCTTCTCCCCCTGCGGCAGGAGGTTCAACTGCTCCTGAATGATCCTGACGGTCTCGATCGCCACCGACACGTTGACCCCTCCGCCGAGCGCCTTCAGCGCCGCGAGGATCTGATCGTCATAGCTTTGGACAGCGGGGAGGCTTTCGAGGCTGTTCAGCACCATCTCGCGCAGAGCCGAGCCCTGCGGCCCGGTGCCGTACATGGCGGTGCCGGCGCGGAGCAGGGTATCGGCCGTCGAGGTGATGCGGTCGAGGGCCGCCAGGTCGCCGGAGCGCGCCAGGGCGAGATCCTCACCGAAGGCAGACTGTGCCGCCGTGAGCGCCATCTGCGGCGACAGGCCAGAGCCGGCACTGGCCCGCTGGCCGTTAACCCACTGACGGATGTTTAGCCCAGCATTCATCTGGCGTGTGAGCTGCTCGGCATATTCGAGCTGCTTCTCGGCCTCTTCCGTCTTCGCGCGCTCAGCGGCCAGGGCGGCCTTCTGTTCCAGGGCGATCGCTGCGGCGACATCGTCGATACCGGAAAGCGCGCGGATCACTTGATCCAGCTGCGCGTCGTTGAGTTGGCGCGCGAGTTGCCGCATCTGCGCAATGAGCAGGTTGTCGGGGTTGCGGCCGATCGAGCGGGCCTCGTCGGCGGTCGCATTGTAATTGTCGCGAACGCCGATGAACTGCGTGATGAAGCCACGGTCCAATGCCTCGCGCATTGCCGTGTCGAATTGCTGGCGAGAGGATGCAATAAGCGCCTTCTGCGCCCGCCCGAAGGCGGCGCCGAGATCGTCGGTCGCGCGCCCGAGTTCCGCGGCGGCTGCGATGGCCGCCTTGTACTCATCCCGCAGCGCCGTCATTGCCACGGTGTAGGCGTTGGTCTGGGTCCCGACCTCAAGAAGCGGCTTCAGGGTCTCATTGATCGCCTTGCGCCGGTTCTCCTCAAGTTCCCACGTCGCCAGGCCATACTCGCGGGCCTGCTGAATCACCGGGTCGAACTGCGCCCCGATGGCGCGCAGGCCCTCGGCCAACTGCGAGGACTGCTTCGTCGCCACGCTCAACGGCTCATAGAGCTGCGTGATGAACTCGCTGGCCTTGTTGAAGTCGTCTCGGCTGCGGATATGGCCGGTATCCATCAGACCGCGCAGCGTGGCGTTGTCGTTCGCGTAGGGCGCGATGACCTGAAGGTCTTCGAAGCTCTGGAACCAGGCCTGCTTCATGACCTTGGCCAGCGTCTCGTTGCTGGTCTGCATGTAGGCTTTGGTCGCCTGGAAGATCTCGGTCGGGCCGCCGACCTTGCCGGAATCGCCGAAGCCTATGGTGCTGGCGGTATTGTCGCCGAAACCGGTGATCATCACGCCGGTCGCACGCAGCAGCGTATTGATCTGGTCGATCTGCTGCTGGACTTGCTGGTTGGCCGCGCCGCTGTCCCAGTTCTTCCCACCAGAGGATCGGATGCGGAGTTGGCCGTTGTCGCTGGCGCCGATGCCGACGTCGCCACCAGAGAAGCCCTTGCCGGGGCCGATGAGACCGCCGCCTGCGCCACCAATGGCGCCGCCGATTACAGCGCCAAGCGCGGTGCCAATGACCGGCACCACGGACCCGATGATAGCCCCCGCCACCGCGCCTCCGGCCGCGCCGATCTGGGCATTCTGCTGCCGAGCCGGACTGTTGCCCGCGACGTAGCCGCCGATGGTGCTGCCGGTCATGTAGCCGGCGCCGATCCCAGCCGCATAGCCGCCAAGCGACGTTCCGCCGAGGCTGGAAGCTACGCCGGAGGCCGGAACAGCCGGCCCGTAGACGCCCGCGCCAAGACCCGAGAGGGCGGCATTTGTGCCCGCGCCGGCAGACTGGAACCACCCTGCCCCGGACTGCCAAATGGGATTGCTGACGACGCCGCCGAGGCCGCCCAACAGGGTACCGCTGCCCGACGAAGCGCCGACCCCGCCGAGCAAACTGCCAATGCCGCTACCGGACGTGCTGGTCGCCGAGCCGCCGATGCCAAACAGCCCCGGCGCCGCACCGATAATCTGCTGCGTGATCGGCAGGATGATGTTCGCCTGCAACGCCTGAATCGCGATGCGGCGGAACAGCGCCTTGAACCAGTCGACGACGGATTCGCCCTTCCCGTCGTTCGTCATGCTCTCGAACAGCACGGTCGCCACGTCGCGAGAGATCTCCTCCGACGTCTGGCGGATCTGGCGCAAGCGATCCTCGATCTCGCGCTGTGCCTGCGCCGCCGTTTCACGCGCGCGGACCAGGGCCTCGACGCCGCTGATTTCCTCCTCGGTATAGTCCCGGCCCGAGGCGAGCAGTTCGTTGCGAACGCGCAGGGCCGCCATCTCGGCTTCGCGGTGCCCGGGAAGCCCGCCGATCAGCTGCGTCTCGCGCTCGATCAGCGCGATGTCAGCCTGAAGCCCACGGGTCCGTTCGGCGATATCGGCCTGCGCCTCGCCCCGGCTGCCACGCTGCACCAGCGCCAGGAAGGTGCTGTAGGCGCGGGTGTAGGCCTCGGTGCCATCGCGGGCGACCTTCAGGGCCTCGGCGCGGGCCTTGTCGGCCTGGCTGGCGACACGCTGGGCAGCGGCACCCTGCGTCGCTGCCGTGGCCGCCGCCTCGGCGCTGCGCGCTTCCTCCTGGAGCCCGCGCAGGACCTGCGCCATGGGCTGGAGGCGGCCGGCACTGGCGCCGGCGGCGGCATAGTTCGCTTGGGCCAGCAGCTGGGTGCGCAGAGTTGCGGCTTGGGCTTCTGTGGCGCCGTTGCGCACCGCCTCCGCGACCTGGCGCTCAACCTGCGCGCGGCGCCCTGCTGCCTCACCCCCGGTCGCCCGGGCCCGCGCAACGGCTGTCTCAGCGGTGGCCTGCTGAACGGCGGCTTCCGCCGCAGCTTCCCCCTGCCGGCGCACAGCCGCGGTGACGGCCTCGATCTGTTCTGGTTGCAGCAGGTCGGTATTGCCACCCGGCGCCGCTTGGCGAAGGGCCGCATCAATCCGCGCAGCGATGCCGCCGCCGGCCTGCGCCGTCTGCGCATCCAGGGAAGCGATGGTCTGCCGTACGCTGTCGGCACGGGCGCCAAGCGCCGCCAGCATGCCGGACGCAGTCTGCGCGCTGATCCCATACCGGGCCATCGCCTCGGCGCCGGCATCGACGACCAGCCGCAGGGCAGCCATCTGCTCCTGGGTCTTGGTGTTCGTGCCGCCGAGCGCCTCCTGCGCGGCCTGGACCTGCCTCAGCGTCTGTTGACGGCGGTTCTCTGCGGCTTGCAGCGCCGCCGTCAGCGATTCATTCGCGGCCAGGTGCGCAGAGAGTTCACGCTCGGCATCGGCCACCCGTGCAAGCTCGGCCTCCTGCTCCCGCAGAGCCGCAAGCTGCTGCTGATTCGCCTCGTCGCTATAGACCCCCTGCGCGGTGCCGGTCAGGCCAGATCGGATCGAGTTCCGGTTTGCCGGGGCGCGAAGGGAAGCCTCGGCGCGCTCGCGCTCCGCCTTCGTGATGGCCTCGATCTCTTCGCGCACACGACGGAGCGCGTCCTCCGTCCCCTCCGGGACCCAACGGTCGGCCAGGCGCTGTACGGTATCGGCGGCAGCCTGCGTCGAGCGCGCGATGCGTCCCGTAATATCCAGCGCCCGGTCAAGCTGGGTAGTTAGGTTGTCCCAGGCCTGCGACAGCGAAACCGTGGCCCGCTGCACGCTGATCGGCATCTCGCCGAACTGCCGGTTGATCTCCGGCGCCATGCGCAGGATAGCGGCGAACACCGTCTCAGAGGTGAGCTTGCCCTCAGTGCCCATCTGGCGCAGCGCGCCGACGGAGACGTTGAGCTGTCGCGCCAGCCCCTCGGCCAGCGTCGGCATGTTCTCAAGGATCGACCGCAGTTCGTCGCCCTGGAGCCGCCCGGAGGCGAGCGCCTGGCCAAGTTGCATCATGGCCGCGCCGCCGGCCTGCCCGGACGTGCCGGACACCACCGCCAGCTTCTGCATGGTATCGACAAGCTGAAGCGTCTGCTCCCGCGTGCCGCCGATCTGGCGCGTCGCGATGCTGAAACGCAGGAAGGCGTCAACCGCGTCGTTCGCGCTCGTTCCGGTGCGCTGGGCCGAACGGGCGATGGTGTCGAACACCTCGCGGCCGGCGCGCATGTCGCCGATCGCGGAACCGATACGCGACGACGCCTGCGCGGCCTGGTCCGCCACGCGGACCATATCCGTCAGGGCGCGGGTGACTGTGCTCACCGCGATCACGCCGGCCGCGATGCCTGTGATGCTCTTGAGCGCGTTCTGGCCAACCGACTGGAAGGCACGCTCGAAGCCCGACAACTTCTGCTGGGTGGACTTCGTGAACTTGTCGATATCGCCCTGCGCGGCGTTCAACTGACCGCGCAGTTGGGCCGTAGTGGCCTCAATGCGGACAAGAAGGCGCCCAACGTCGGAAGTCGTTCCGCTCATTCATCGCCTCCTTTCGGGAAAATCGTTCCGCCCATGGGGAAGCAGTGGTATTTCATCGGCATGCCGCACCCCATGAAAGTCGCCGGCCTAGTCGCCGGCGTGGTTCTGTCCGCTGTGACGATGGCCGCCGCCCAACAGGGGCGCCCGAGGGAGACGCCCGCCGATGCGATCATCCGTCTCTACGCAACCGCCTCGACCGAGAATGCCGAATGGGGCATCGGCGAAGTCGCGGCTGGCCGGCGGCAGGTTCTGACCGAAGAGGCCGCGCGGGCGGCGGTCTCAGGCATGATGCGAGACCCTGAAAGCACCAGGTTCCGGGGCATCACGATCAATCCAGAAACGGGAGCCGTCTGCGGATACTTCAACGCCAGGAACGCTTACGGCGCCTACGTCGGCTATGAGCCGTTCGTCTATTTCCACTCGCGGAATCGGTCGGAGCCCGTCGCCCGCGCAGGCTCACCGCCTGCCGGCCACATTGGGCCGCCTTCGCTGCCATTCCTGATGCGCGCTCAATGCCTCGCGTCGGACCCGCCAACTAAGCCTTAGCCCGCGCCGCCCGGATCTCATCGCGCCTGGCCTTCAGGGCCATGTCGAACAGATCGCCGTAGACGTTGGCTTTCGCTCCGGGCCGGGCCTGGCCTTTGGTTTCCAGGTAGCCCATGACGCCTGCCGTCACTTCAGCCAGCGTCGCGTCCCAGAACGCATCCGGTGTCCACCCGAGCCACCCCATCGCCTGCTCCATCAGCCGGCGATACGGGAGCGGCCGCGGTGGACCGGGGGTTAGTTTCCCCCCTTCTCCTCGGTCGCGGTCTCATCCGAGGTCAGGGCGTTGGCGAGGAATTCGGAGATCTGCGGCGCCATCGAGAACGCGCCGGCCTGGAACACCAGTTCGGGAACATCCTTGGATGCCGGGGCGCCAGTGACGCCCTTCACGATGATCTGCACCAGCGCCGTGATATCGACGATGCCGACGGTGCCGGCGCCGATCTTGCGCAGCACGTCGAGCGTCGGGCCGAAGCGGCCCTCGATCTCGCCGATCTTCGCCAGCGTCGGCCGGCAAGCGAGCTCGACGCCGTCGAGCGTGAAGGTGACTTCCTTGCGGAAGGGATTGGCCATGTGGGGTTGTCCTTTGCTGGGGAAGGTGGGCGGCGGCGCCCCAGCCGCACCGCCGCCCGGTCGCGCGCGCGACGTCGGTTAGGGCGCTGCTGGGCGCCCTGCTGGGGAAACCTTGATCAGGTCGGGGTGACGACAGCCAGCGGCCCGCTGGATTCGACCTGCGCCGAGAAGGTCTGCGCTTCGTTGAAGGTGCCAGTAAGCTGGATCGAGGTGATCACGAATTTCGCCGTGACCGAGCCGGCATTGCTGAAGGCGAACTGGTAGTAGACCTTCGTCCGGTCCTCGGCCTGCGTCAGCATGGTGTTGAAGGCGGTGTCATCGACCACCACGCCATCGACGTTCATGCTCACCGACTGCACGCCGCCATCCGCCAGGTATTCGCGGAAGCCGCCCGAGCCCATGTTGGTGACGTCCACCGGCTCGTTGTTGATGGTCGCGCCGGTCGAGCGCACGCCCGCCACGGTGGTGAAGGTGGAGCCGCCATTCGCGCTGATCTTCAGCGCCATGTCGCGGCCTTTGTATGCCGTTGTCTCGCTCATGATTATCTCCTGTGAGCGGTAGGCCCGATTGTCGGGCCGCCATCACGCCGCGACGCGACGTGTTTCTGTCTCAGCGCCAGTGCTCAAGCACCCAGGGGCTGCGGATCTCGTGGGGTTTTGGATGGCCGTACCAGAGCGCAACCCGCACTGCGGCCGGCGGCGGCAATGTGCGCATCGAGTTCGGGTGCCACCACAGCGCGTCGGGGTGCGCTTCCTGAATCCACGTCCAGGCGATCGACTTGCGCGAGAGCGTCGCCTGCAACAGCCCTTGGTCACCCCACAGGTCGCCGGTCTCGAATTCGCGCATGACGGCATCCGGATCGGCTAGCATCGCCTCGTAGACGCAGGAGAGGTCCACCCGCCACAGCAGGAACGACGAGTTTAGCCAGCCGTGCTGGAGGTCCCACAGCGCCACGACATTGCCTGGCGTCTCGGCGATATCGTCGATGTCGCCGCAGATGATCGTGTCGAGGTCGATGTAGAGTACCGGCCCGCTCCACAGGCCAGGCCGGAACAGTTCGACCTTCGACCAGAACCCCGGCCAGTTGTGCAGCAGCGGGATAGTCTCCGCGCCAGCGATCGGCTGGTCATGGTCGGTCAGACAGACAAAGCGGTGCGCGACGCCGAGGTGACGGGCCACCATGTTGCCGAGCTTCTCGACGTACTCAGGCGTCGTGTAGCTGCCGCCCTTCTTCCACACGCAGGCGACCGTCAGCATGTCGTCGCCCATCGAGGGCGGCACGAACGGATGCACAGGAACCGGCGCCATTGGAGCGTCGGACTTGCGCGCCTCGCCCGCCGCGATGTGCTGCATCGCCCATTCCGCCGGCAGGTCAAAGGTGTTGCCAGGCTGGTAGTAGAAAGCTGTTCGGTCCTTGAAGATGCGCTTGGCGCGCGCCGTGAACGTGATCCACATCAGGCGGCACTCTTCGTGGTGATGGCGGTGAAGCGAATGATCCCGTGGCGCGTCAGGCCATCGGCATCGGTCATGGTCTCGGCATCGGAGAAGCGGATATCGACCATGGCATTGCCGGTCAGCGAGAAAGATTTCTCGTGCAGGCGATCCTTGATCTTCGCGAGCAGTTCCTTGGCTTCCTTCTGCCCTCTGTATCGGGACCAGACGTGGATATCGATCCGGTGCCACTCGCCCCGCAGCAGGATGGCCGACCAGTCTAGCGCGAGCCCGTCGCCGATCTCGATATGCGGGTAGGTGGCATCCTGCGGCACCGCGTCGTAGACGGCGGCGCCGATGGCAGGGGTAGCCGTCAGCGCGCCGTAAACGGCGCCCTGCAACGTCAGCGATGAGTCGGTCATCTAGCCCCCGCTGGCCTTTTTCAGGGCATCCGCCACGGCCTGGCGCTGGCGTTGCAGCAGCGCGTCCTTCAGCCGGTCCCAGACGTTGCGCAGGAACGGGCGCGGCGCGAGCGGCGGGATGTTCCGATCCGGCGCACCCTTGGTGCCGTTGTGCACGAAATGCGCCCGCCAGCCTGCCTTGCGCCACTTCGCCGCGAACCGCTTGGGGTCGAAGCCGATCTCTGCCGAGAACGGGCGAATGCGAAGGCCTAGGCTGTCGCGAAGGTCGCCCTCATCAACCGGTATCGTTGGCACCGTCTCGCGAAAGACCTGTTCCGCGCTGGCGGCAATCTCACGCGTGACGGGGTCGGAGATGTCCTTGTCGAGCCGCTGGAACAGCCGCCGTAGCTTCGGGTCCATCTCGACGCGGGAGCGGCGCGCGGCCATCAGACCACCTCCGTCCGTATGCGCTTCAACGCGGCGGCGGCGATCCACAGGCCCAGGCGGTAGAGGCCGAACAAGCGCGCGGTCCACATGCCAGGACCAAACCACCACGGGAGGCGGAGCCGAACCGTTATCGTAGTGCGGGCCATCAGACGGCCACACCGCGTTCACCGTCGAGCGTCATGTACAGATCCCGCCCACCGCCGTCGGCGACGAAGCGGATGTTGAAGGCCTGGCTGTTCCACACCACGCGCATGCCGGCCGTCAGGTCACCGCGGCGCCGGATCACGAACCGATACAACGCCGGCGCCTCGACCGCCGCGGCCTCCGCGCGTTCGCGCCCGGACACGGGCCGCACGCGCGCCCACACCTCGGCCAGCAGAGTCCATGCCAGCATGCCGCCGCCGTAGCCGTCGGGAACGGTCGCCTCCGCCTCGAGGCGGACACGCTGGTCGAGATCGCCCGGATTGATGCTCAGCGCCACCACTGCCACCCTTCCTTCGGGATCAGCGGGCGGAACCAGACAACGTCCGGCCCGATCTCATAGCCCGGCACCAGGTCATCGACGGCGGCCTTCACCGTCGGCCAGTTGATGTCGTGCCCCAGCAGCCAGCCGTCCGGCCGAAGCGCGCGCGACCACACCAGGATGTCGCGCCGGCACGCCTCGGTGCTGTGGTCCGCATCGATCCAGACGAAATCCAGGGAGCCCGGCGCCATGCGTGCCCCAACCTCATGCGTCCATCCCTTGATCAGCGTGCAGCGATCGGCGAACACCCCACAGGCATGACGGGCCTCGCGCTCGTGGATCCCGTGGTTCCAATCCGTGTAGGTCTCGGGGCCGCCATTCTCCGGCTGCTCGATCCACGCATCGACGCCAACCAGGTAGAGGTCAGGGCAGGCGCTCAACAGGTGTTGCGTGGTCAAGCCGGCCGAGACGCCAAGCTCCGCGCCGCGCGTCCAGCCGAAGCGGCGCGCCATGGAGGCGATGAAGTGGAAGCGCTGCCAGTCGGCTGGAGCGACAGATGCGGGGATCGTCTGTGGCACCGGGGGCGGGACAACGAACGTCATCAGACGCCTACCCGCCGATACGGACCGATCAGCGCGTCATAGGCCATCGGCAGCGGAGCCAGGGAGTCATCGTCCACCGCGCTGCGGTTCTCATAGAGGTTGCCGACATGCAGCAGGATCGCCGCCTTGATTGGAGCCGGCACCGCGGCGGCGAGGCCGTAGCCAGCCACGAAGGTGACGCTCACTGCATCGGGCCGCTCAGCGCTGGCCGGCCAGGTTGCCCCGGACGCCAGCACTACGGCCGCGCCGTACACGTCGTTGATCAGGTGGTAGTTTGCCGCGTCCAGCGTCTGCGGATCGCCTGCCGTGTCGGTATAGGCGACCACAACCGACTGCACGTCGGGTAGCGCCAGGCGGATCGTCCCGCATGCCTGGAACGCATCGAACGACTGCCGCCATGTCTGCGTGACTAGACACCGACCGAGCGCTCCGGACCAGCCATCGAGGTGCTGCGTCGCTGCGGCGATCAGCCCCGCGATCAGCGTATCATCTGTGGTGTGTTCGACCTTCAGATGCGCCTTTGCCTCGGTGAGGCTCACCACATCGGCGGCCGGCGCCACGGTGCGAACCGGGACAAGCATGGTCATGAGCCCGAGATCTTGCTGAGCAGCGGATACAAATCGAGGGTTACGGTCGAGCCGTCGGCGTTGACGGTCGTAAGCAGTCCCTCGGCGTCTACATCGTGCCGAACGACCGCCGGCCCGGGCGCGCCGCGCGGGCCTGGCAGCCCTGACGCACCACGCTCGCCAGGCTTCCCAGGTTTGCCCTGCGTCGCGATCATCTGCCACCCATCGCCGGGGCACGGCCCCGGGTCGTCTCGGCGGGCTGCGAACGATGCACCATTCAGCGCGACGACGTCGAGCGCGCGATACGCACCCGTCTCCGTCCAAGTGCCGCGGATCGTGAACGACCGACCATCGCGGCCGGCAGTTGCAATGCACGCCCAATCCTCATGCGGTGGCGCGCGGCCCGTGTCACGTCGCGCCTGCCAAGTGGCGCCCTCATGCGTCACCACGTCGCCGACATAGCTCACGCCGTCAACCCAAGCGCGCACGACAGGCAATTCCCCCGGAGGGCCTTGCTCTCCACGCTCACCGTCTCGGCCTGGCATACCGTCAGTGCCGGGCGTACCGTCGCGGCCGTCCTTACCGTCCGCGCCCGGCGCTCCATCCTTGCCGTCCACTCCATCACGCGGAGGTGGAATCGTCGCTACGGATTGGCGCACGAGCGCGGCGACTTCATCGAGGCTGGGCCCATCCAAGCCATCGCGGCCATCGGCGCCGTCCTTGCCGTCAGCGCCATCGCGCCCGGGCGCCGGCGGATTGGCTACAAGATACCGCGCGACAGCCTCGGAGATCTCGGCCTCGGTGATTGGTTGGGCCGGCACCCCAGGCTCGCCGCGCTCCCCAGGTAGGCCAGGGGCGCCTGGAGGTCCCGCCTCTCCGTCGGCGCCGTCACGGCCATCCTTACCGTCCCGAACGCCAGAGATGGCCGCGCGCAGTTCCGCCAGCACCGCCCGGTGTTCCGCGTCGCGAAGTTCCTTTTCACGCGCCGCCTCCCGCTGAAACCCGGCAATCGCACGGGCCACAGCGTCGGCGGCGGCGTCAATGAACGCGCTCAGCGTGTCGCGAGACGAGGTCATCGAGCGTGCGCCGGAAGTCGTCGAAGCCTCGGGAGTCGCCATGATCATCCTCTTGCGGCTCAGGGGCCGGCGGCGCCGACTTTCCCGCAGGTTCCACAGGCGGCGGCCGCATCGCCGAGCCGTAGCTCAACGGCACCTGCTGCTGCTGCATGCGCGGCATGGCGCCGTGCCCGCCTTCCGTAGCCGCCAAATCCAGTACGCTACGGGCTTCGTCAGAAGCATGGATGCCGCTGGTCGTGCTGAGGGCCAAGCCCTCGATCAGTTCCTTGAAGTTCGACCGGAGCAACGCGTTCGTATCGAATTCCAAATACTCGTCCGGCATCCCCTTGAGGCGGAACAGCAGGCCGAATGCTTCCTCGATATGGTTCAGCGCGAAGCCAAGGCCTGACGCCTTCCACGCGGACATAAGCGCCTCGGTGGATGCGAACGGTGTCCCGCCGATGCCCAAGATTTGCAGTGGAACGCCAAGCGCGAGCGCCACGTTCTGCTCGCTCATCTTGAGCAGATCGGCCAGTTTGCCGTCGTTCGCTGTCGTCGTGACAGGCTTTGCTTTCAGCCCCCACGCCAGGATCGGCGTGCCGCCAGCATGCTCGCCCTTCGTCTGCGCGTCCCAACTGGCGCGCAACTTGAGCACCTGCTCGTGGGTGAGTTCCTTATCCGTCTCCAGCATGAAGCTTGGGCGAGCCTGGTTCAGATAGAACGTCACCTGCTGGCTCAACGCCGCGCCTGAAAGCTCAAGATCCAACACCGTCGAGAGGATAGGACTGACGCCCTTCAGCACATGGCGCGGTGTGTGCAGCCTGACATGCAGGACGTCGCGCGCCGGGATCGGGTTGGAGAAATCGAACCGGCGATCAATGACCTCGTTCCCGCCAAGGGAATAGAAGATCGATCCGTCCTCTCCGACCATGGCCATGCCGTTGCGCATGAGGTGCAGTGCGTCTACCTCGCCGCGGTCGTTGCGGGTCGCTAGGGCGAATGACTCGCCATGCGTGTACAGCCGGCGAGTGAGGTTCAGCAGGAAGTCGGAAATCGACTGATAGTCGTTCGGGCGGCGGATCACGCGGCTGAGTGCGGAGCCGGCCACGCGCTCGCGCCCACCGTTCGGCAGCTTCCGCCAGTGATCGCCAGGGCACATCGCGACCGTCTGCGAATACCGCGAGACGCAGGCCTCAACCATAGCGCTGCATTCGCCGTACTGCTGAAGCGAAGAACCCATTTGCCACCAATTGACGGCGCGGCCGGCCGAAGCCGACAGCCATCCCTCTGAGAGCAAGTAGGGGCCCGGCCGGTAGGCGCCTTCGGTGGCGCGCTTGCGCCACGGCAGCATGCGCCCGATCACGGCTGGCATCTTCATATCAGCGCGTCTTGTACCGCGCGCCGGCGGCCGGCTTCATCTGGCGATCGCTCTCCGGAGGCGCTTGCTGCGCCACGGTGGCCAGATCCACGCTACGCGAGCGTGGGCCATACAGCCCCATCGCCACCGCGCGGCCGTCCTCATGGCGCAGTACGCCGGCGGCGTCAGGAGCGATCAGACTCGGATCGGCGGCTGTGCCGTCTTCCAGGACGTACCAGGTGGCGCGCATCGCATTCCCTCCAAACGCAGAAACGGGGCGACAGAAGCCGCCCCGGGTTAATCATTCGCCGTCGTCGACCGTGATGACGAACGTTCCGGTCGTCCCGTTGCCGCCCTGCGCGATGGCGACCTTCACGCGGTCGCGCCCGAGCGCGATACGGTCATTCACCGCCGTTCCGCTGCCGGCATAGAGCGCGGCAACCCCGGCGGTCGTGTGCGTCGCCGCACGCGGGTGGACCAGCGCAGACGCATTCACATCGGCCTGGGTCCATAGGCTTTCGCCCGTCGCCTCCGAGGTGATGGTGAAGTCCACGCCATTGGCGTAGTCGGTCTTCACGTACTGAATCGACTCGATGTAGCCAGACAGATACGGGCTGTACTCTGTCGCCGTGGCCGTGCCGGTGGTGGCCACCACGGTGAACTTGCGGATCGCCATGTCTGCGCGCTCCCCTTAGCCGTCAACGACGACGTGGAAGGCGCCCGTGGTCGTATCCCCGCCATTGGCGAGAACGATCTTCACGCGATCCCGGCCGAGCGCCACCGGTGCCAGGACGCCGGTTCCACCGGCGGCATAAAGAGCCGCGACGCCGGCATTTGAGTGCGTCGCCGCACGCGGATAGCGCGACGTGGTGGCGGTCACGTTTTCCTCGGTCCAGATGCCCTCGCCGGTCGCCTCGGCAGTGATCGTGAAATCGACGGTGTCGGCGTAGTCGGTCTTGACATAGCGGATCGAGACGACCTTGCCCGAAACGCGCGGGGTGTAAGCGGTTGCCGATCCATCGGCCGCCGTGGTCACCGGGACCACGAACCTGCGAATTGCCATGGCCTAAGGCCCTCCTTTTGTGTGTTCGGGCGTATCGAAGCAGCGCGCTCAGAGAAGTAGGCCGATCGATTGCGCGAAAGCGATCGGGTCTTTTGCATTCTTCGTTTGGTTGCATGGGGCGCAGAGAAGCTGAAGATTGGCCCGGCCATTGCCGCCTCCGCGCGCGAGCGGGACGATGTGGTCAACGTGCTTCTTCGCTTTGCTGAAACTCACCCGGCAGTAGCCGCAGCGGTTGCGCTGGGCGGATTTGATTTCTGCAATGTCGGCGGCGGTGTGGGTGCCGGCTGATTTGCATTTCTGCGCACGCCGCTTACGCGCGTGGGCTCGCATGTGTTCGGCGAATCGCTCCGGGTTCGCCTCAGCCCAAGCCTTCGCGCTAGCGATATTCTGCGCCCTTCGGCGTTCAGGATATTCTGCCCTGCGCCGAGCGTTAACGTCGATCTTGTGAGCCTCATACCAAGCGGCAGAACGCGCCTTATTGCGCTCTGCAACTCCAGGCTTGGCCGAGTAGGCAAACCGCAGGCGCCTGACAGTCTCGCGGTTAGTCTCCCGCCAAGTCTTGCACTGCGCTGCGTTCTTCTGCGGGTCATATGCCGCGCGGCGCAGTTCGCGCCCGCAGGCTAAGCATCCAGCGTTGATCGTGGCGCGCTCAGAGATGTGGCCACGCTTGCATGGCAGACCGTCGAAGAACCGCTTCAGCCCTTGCGCGCGAGCCTCTGCCCGCGTGATAATCTGGTCAGCCACTTTCGATCCTCGCACGATCGGTTGGGGTCAGAGCGGGGAGACTGTTTCGAGCAGTCTCCCCGTTCGCTTTTCTACCGCAGAATCAAGCGGTTGTCGCCTAGTATGTGGTCCCGTCCACCCAGGCCACCATACCAGGGCGGCCCATGACCCAGGACACGTCCATCAGCATTCGCACGCCGACCGTCGCGGTCTGATAGAAGGACCGGACAGGGTCGGCAGTGGTCGGGCCCGTGCCGGACACGATCTCGAGCGGGGTCGTGTCCTCCATATGCACGGTGGCGGTTTCGTTGATGTCGAATTCCGGCCCGTCGCCCATGGCGGTGTAGAAGTCGGAATTACGCAGCGCGACCAGGCGCCCGGCCGTGGCATAGGTGGATTCGACGATGTTCACCCGGCCCGAAATGCCTGAGAACCACCCGGCGTTGTTGTCGGGCCCGTCCATCATGGCGATGGACAGCGCCTGCGCAGGGTTCATGACGACGGTGATGTTGTCCGCCGCATTCGCCGTGATGAAGGGCGCCAACAGCGCCTTGAAGTCTTCCTTCACCGCCACATGGTCGCCGCCGCCGTAGCCCGTTGCGACCGCGGCGACGCCGTTCAGCAGGCCCGCCGGTCGGACGCTGCTGACGGCCGTCGCGTCCAGCAGGACGCCATCCAGGATGGACGCGGTGTCCTCCAGGATGCCCTGGCGCACGATGGCCTCGATGGCCGGCGTCGAGCGGCGCGCCAATTCACGGGAGAACGGCACGATCACGCCCATCTTTTTCGGGGTGATCTCGGCCGCCGCCGTGGTGATCCGCCCGACGCGGATCGGAGAACCCTCGCCGACGAACCCGCCACCGGCGCCGCCAGCATTGCGGCGCGGCAGCTTGATCGTGCCTACGCCGTCAAAGTTCAGCCCCACGCCGCGCTCGCGCAGCCGTGGATAGATCGAAACGCCGGTCAGCGCCTGGAGGAAGCCCTGGTTCACGGTCTGGACCAGTTCCGACGCCCATCCGGAAACGCCAGTCGTACCGATGGTCTGATCGGCGCGCATGACGATGTTGTGGGTGGCCTCATGGCCGGGATACCGCTCATCGAGCACGCGCTCGATCGGCCGGCGATCGAAGTGTGAAACGCCGTTGACGGCCAGCGCGCGGACCAGCAGGTCGAAACCGCTGATGTCGCGCTGCGGAAAGCCGAGCGGCCTGCGGTTCACAGCAGGAGCGGCCGGCGTGCCGGCATTCAGGCCGATACGCGCCTCGGTTGCCTTCAGAGTCTCGATGGTGCGCTGCGCGGTTTCCACCTCGACGTTGAGGGCATCCAGCGCCTCCAGATCGAGGCTGTCGGCCCCGCTCAGTTCGGTCAGTCGGTCACGCTTGGCGTTCAGGTCGTTCTGCGCATGCTCGATGCGTTGGGAAAGGGTGGTCATTGGAGGTTTGCCCTTGGGTTGCGACGAGGCCGCCTCGCGGGCGCGCTTCACGGTCGCTGGTGACGTATCGGCGTACCCGCCGGCAGTCGCGCCGCCTCGGCCCGCTTCGGCATGCTCGCCAAAGGCCAGGGACAGCGTTTCGGGAGAGAGGTTCAGGCTGCGCGCCACGGCGAGCGCGTTGGTGTTGGACGGTACCGACACCAGCGAAACCTCGAGCAGTTCCTGCTTCACGTAGTCGTACTGGCTCTTGCCAGGCGTGCCGTATTCCAGCACCGCGAAGCCAACAGAGACGGCGCGCAGGATGCCTTGTTCAACGAGGCTCGCCAGTTCGTCGATGCGAGCGCTCGTGCCGCGGGCGGCCAGAACCAGCCGGCCCATCAGTTTCTCGCCCTCGACGCGAACGTTTTCCCACGTCCCGATCGGGAAGCCGCCGGAGTGGCCGAAAAGGGCGATCGGGTTCCGCTTGAAGGCGGTCAGATCCCAGCCCTTGGGGTTTATCCGCGTTCCGTGGCGGTCAAGGCTGGAGTCGGAAATGACGAAATCCAGGCCGGCGCCCTCAGACATCGATGTGCGGTGCTGCATTTCAGCCTCCGATCAAGCAATCATTGCCTCGAGGTCAAGAACGACCACTTGGTCTGCCGTCGTCGCCGCGCCGATCGCCATCGTGGCGGCAAGCGCCATATCGATGCGCCCCGCGGCGCGCTGCTTTTCAAACCGCCGCAGCCCAGCCGGCGAAGTCCAGAAGCACGCCGATGCCACCGCGGACCGCAGCGCCGGGTTCACCTCGATCCGGATACGGCGCTCCAAGATCAGCGTCTCCAGCGTCGTGATGCTATCCGGCATCCACAGCGGGTTGCCCTGCCGGCGGCTGATCCCCTGCGGATGCTCGATCAGCGGCAGGACGGCACCTGTTTCGCCCACAGCGTCGGCGAAAGTCCTGATCAACCATTGGTCGTAGGCGACCGCGAGAACGTCATGCGCGGACGCAAAGTCGACCAGGTCAGCGGCCACGAAATCGAAACGCACTACCTTCCCTGGCGTCGCGGTAAGCCACCCGTCACGCGCCCAAACGTCATACGGCGCCTTGTCCTGCGCGGCCCTGGAGTGCAGCGTTTCCGCCGGCGTGTAGCCGCAGGCGAAGAGTGCGAACTTGGGCCGCCCTTCCGGATCCACTCCGTCGCGGAACACCATGGCCCGCGCCGTCATATCCTTGGTCGCGCCAAGGTCAAGCCCGACCCAGCATTCCTGCCCCGCGAAGTCATCCAGGCGCATGGCCTGGTCTTCGCAGGCCGTCCACACCTCGCGGCTGATCCAGGCCGTCTCGGCGTCCGTCCACTGGCACATGTGCAGGCGGAGAATGCCGTTCAGCTTGCCCGGTATGGCGCGGGCCTGTGCCATGATCTCGGCCAGCCGAGATTCTGCCATCGTCACGCCAAGCAGCGGATTCGCCTTGATCCAGCACGCCGGGTCGGTCAGCGGATCGTCGCCCTCGTCGAGAGCGCACACATAGGAAAAGCTGCCGTCGATCTCGTCGAAAGGCAGTTCTACATGGGCGGCCTTAACCGCGTGCTCATGCTCTTCCCAGCAGACCGAGTTCCGGTCACTGCCCGAGTTGGTGATCATCACCAGTAGCGGTTGCCGCCGGAACTTGAAGCCGCGCTCGAGCATGTCGAGCGTCGTACGGTCTGGATGTTCGTGCAGCTCGTCGACCAGCACAAAATGTGGCCGCAACCCAGACCCCGTCTTTCCGGTATCACGCCCGAGCGGCCGAAAGAAACTCCCTGTCCGCAAGTCAGCCAGGTTCCGTACCGGGTTCACACCCGTCGGTGTCAGGCGCGGCTCCAGCGCGGGTGATTGCCGGACCATGTTGACCGCGTCGGTAAACATGATCATCGCCTGATCAAGCTTCGCCGCAGCAGCGTAGACCTGTGAACCGGCCTCCTTGTCGGCCATCAGCCCGTAAAGGCCTATGCCAGCGACAAGTGGACTTTTCCCGTTCCCTTTTCCCTGCTCGATATACGCCCGCCTGAACCGCCGCGTTCCGTCCCCGCGCTTCCACCCAAAGAGAGACCCAACGATGAACGCCTGCGACGGGTGCAGGGAGAACGGCAGGCCATCAAACTGCCCCTCAGACAGCCGCAGCACCACCGGGAAGAAGTCCAGCGCCCTTTGCGCCGCCCCCGCGTCCCAGGTCAGCCCACGTGCTGCGCCGCCCTCCAAGTCCGCCAGGTGCCGCGCGCAACTCGCCCGGACATGCGGGCCCGCCACGATGGCGCCCGCCACCACGGCCTTCGCATACGCGGTCGCGGGATCATCAGGCGAAGAAGCGGGCGGCTGGGTCTTCGTTCTCGGCGCCTTCGCCATCCGATTTCACCTTGGACCGCGACGACGGCGTCTTTCCGAACTCGACCAGCCAGCCCTTCAGCCGGCGATCGGCATCCATCAGCGCCGCGTAGGCCGGCCGTAGCCGCTCCATCTCGCCGCCAGCCTTGGTCCCCACCGTCTGGAAGCGACCGTTCTCGGCGATGTCCGCCCGGAGCTCGACCGTCTCCGCGTAGACCTCGCACAACTGCTCCAGAGCCACAGCGTCAGCCTCGGTCAGCACCCCCATGCGATCCAGGATGCCCGACACGTAGCCCCAGGCGTCGCGCGCCCGGTCGCTGAGGTGCGCTGGCGCGCTTGGGCGCTCACGGCGCGGCTTCGGCTCCGCCTTGTTCAGGGGGCGCCGGCCAGGGTTGCCAGCGACGATCTTGAGATGGTTTGGGGTAGGTCGCCGACCTGCCATGTTTTCTGCTGCCTTTATGGCGTGTTACGCTTGACGTAACTGCCGTTACGTTGTACATAACACTCATGATCAAGGGCTTCAAAAGCGCCGCGGCCGAAGCGATCTTCCGGGGCTCGCTCCCCAAGAAGGGGTTTCCTCTGGATATCGCCAAGGTGGCGCGCCGGAAGCTCGCGATGATCCACGCCGCGGTGCAATTGGATGACCTTCGCGTGCCTCCCGCGAACCGCCTGGAAGTCATGAAGGGCGACCGCGCCGGCCAATATAGCATCCGCATCAACGACCAATGGCGCGTCTGCTTCGTCTGGAAGGACGGCGACGCCTACGCCGTGGAAGTGGTGGACTACCACTGACGTGCCCGCCCTCCCCCGCAAAGGAGCCTGAGATGACCGACCTACTTGCCCCCGTCTCGCCCGGCGAAGTTCTCCGCGAGGAGTTCCTCGTCCCCATGGGCCTGTCTGCCCGCGCCTTGGCGCGCGCCATCGACGTGCCTCCGAACCGGATCACCGCGATTCTGGCCGGCGAGCGCACCGTTACGGCCGACACTGCACTGAAGCTGGCGGCGCACTTTGGCACGAGCGCGGAGTTCTGGATGAACCTCCAGACCGCACACGACCTCGAGATTGCTCGGCACGCCCTGGTAGCCGCGTAGCCCCGCCGCGGCGGCCATATAGGAGGCGCGAGGATAATCAACCCAGTGGCCACGGCCGATTTTCCTATCGGCCTGAAACGGCGGACCTTTTTCCTTTCATACCGCGCCGGGCTAGGGAAATC